AGACCGGCTGGCGCCGCTGCTGACTGTCCTGGATGTAGGCCCACTCCTCGTAGTTGGGCTCACCGCCCGAGACCTGGATATCGGTCGTCTTGTTGACCGTCGTGCCGAAGGTGATCTCGTAGGCGTTACCGGACGTGAACGTGCTGTAGAGCGTGGTGTTCTCCCCCTCGAGCTCCACGGTGTAGGGTCCCGAGCCGGCCGGACCGTTGCTGCGGAAAACGCGCCCGTCGACCTGGCCCATGCCATCGGCCTGGACGTAGAAATAGTCGCCGTCGGCCAGCGCCGGGTCGGCTGCGAAGCTGGCGACGCCCGGGTTAGCCTTGGTGATGGACGAGATCGCCTTGGCGGCGCCCAGCGCCGACTCAAGCTGGATGGTGACATTGCTCCAAAAATACGGTGCGGCCATGAGTAAACCCTCCTACGGGGTCAGGATGAAACGATGGTCGCACTGAGCGACCGTTGCGTGGTGTAGACCTCGCGCCACAGGAGGCGCGCCGAATCGGGCGCGACCAGGTCGCCCGAAACCCAGGTGAGCGGCAGATCCCACTCGCTGTGCTGGTAGCCGATCAGCGCGGCGCGGACCTCGGCCACCGCCTCGGCGAGCGGGTCGCTGTCGGTCTCCGGCACCGCCGCCGCGGCGGCGATCAACACCTCCACCTGGGCGTTGAGCATGACCAGCAGCGTCGTGCCGAGCCCCTCGGTGCTGACCGGCGACTCGGACCCCGGCAGCACTTGCACCGCCGGTAGCTCCTCGCGCTGCGCCGTCAGCAGCACGGTCGGCGACTCAACCCGGTAGTCGGGCAACTGATCGCGCAGGCGTTCGAGCACCGGCAGGATGTTCACGCGATCGGCTCCAGGTAGAGAGTGCAGACGCCGTGACCGTCGCTCTCGGCATCGGTGACGGCCTGGTACTCGGTCCCCGCCACCGTCACCCGGTCGCCGCGACGCAGATGGCCGATGGCGGCCTCGGTGCCGGTGGCGCGACAGCCCACCGTGCTGACCTGATAGCCGCCCTCGCTGTCGATCTGATGCGCGCGCCACCACTGCACGTAGGCCGTCGTGACCGCGCCGCGCGCCGGGGTGAGCGTGGCGCTGACCACCCCCGGCATGTTGGCAGAAAACAGCGCGTCCCAGGTGCCCATCACATCCCCCGCTCGGTGACCGCGAGGCGCAGCACGCGGTGGATCGGCCCCTCGGGCAGATCGGTCTCGATCTGTAGGGTCACATAGACGGTGTCGCCCTCGGCCGCGGTGCCGGCGCTCACCCAGACCGACACCAGCGGCCCGGAGTAGTCGCGCCCATCGCGGGTCTCGGCGGCGGTGTGCTCGGCGTCGCCGGGGTTGGCGTAGCTGGCGCTCGACACGCTCGCCCCGCCGCTCGCGGTGGCGGTCACGGCCGTGAAGCTCGCCGCGTGGATCGATCGGCTCGGGAAATGCACCGTATAGAGCTTATCCTCGGTGTCCGGGTGCAGGGCGTCGCCGTCGAGGTAGGTCGGGGTCGGCATCGGGTCAGCTCCTACCGCGCCAAGCGCGCAAGGCGCGGCGCTCGTTGGGGGCGTGGATGATCTGCCCGGCGGCCTCGAAGGTGCTCAGCCGCAGGGTGGCCTCCGCGCTCGCGGCGGCGGCGAGGCTGGCCGCGCCGGTCAGGGCGTGCAGCACGTCCGCGCGCAGGGTGCCGGCCGCGGCGCTGGTGACGACGATCGCGGCGGCACCCGTGAGTCTGATCGGCAGCGTGTAGGCGTCAGTCCCGGTGGCGCTAACGGCGGCGGTCAGACCGGCGGCACCCGTGAGCGTGATCGGCAGCTCGGCCTGCACCGTCGCGGCGGCGCTGGGCCCGGCGGCGAGGCTGGCGGCGCCGGTGAGGCTGATGTCGGTCTCGGCGGCGAGCAGCGTAGCGGCGGCGTTGGTCGCGACGACGATGGCCGTGGTGCCGGTGAGCTCGACCGGCAGCGTGTAGGCGTAGGTCCCCGACGCGCTCGCGGCGGCCGTGAGCATGGCAGCGCCGGTCAAGCTGATCGGAAGCTCGACACTGGTCGTGGCCGCGGCGGCGGATGCGGCGGCCAGGCTGGCCGAGCCGGTGAGGTTGATGTCGGTCAGCAGCGCTTGCAGATCCGCCGCGCTGGCGCTCACCCCGGCGAGGGTCGCCGCACCGGTCAGCTCCAGGCCGAGCCCGAGGGTACTGGCGGCAGCGCTGGTCCCGGTCACGCTCGCGGCGCCGGTCAGTGCCCAGGCCGCGGTCAGCGTGGCATCGGCGCCCGCGCTGGCGGACAGGCTTGCGGCCCCCGTCAGCTCGACCGGCTGCGCCTCCCACAGCAAGACCGAGCCGCGGTAGAGCGCGGAGGCGGCGGTGCTGCCGCGACACAGCGCGGTGGCGCGGTCGCCCTCGACGTAGACCGGGAGCAGCGGGGACAGGGCGGCAAGCACGGCCTCGGCGCTGGCACCGGCGGCGAGGCTGGCGGCGCCGGTTAGCGCGACGGTCTCGGGGGCATCCCAGACGGTGCCGCCGTCGTCCCACTGCGTCGCGCCGTCGTCCCAGAGGGTGTACTGGGTCGCCAACAGGGTGGCGGCGCCGGCGGACGTGCCGGCCAGGCTGGCCGCGCCCGTCAGCGCGACCGGAAGGACGTGCACCAGCGTAGCAGCGCCCGCCGAAGCGCCCGCGAGACTTGTAGCGCCGGTCAGTGTGACCGGGGCCTCCAGATCGACCGTGGCGGCGGACGCGGACGCGCCGGCCAGGCTGGCGGCACCCGTGAGTTGGATCACCCCCTCCACATCCCACAGGGTGCCGCCGTCATCCCATTGGGTCGTGCCGTCATCCCACAGCGTTTGCCAACTGGAGGCGACCGACAGGGTTGCGGCCGACGTTGCCGCACCCGTCAGCGCAGCGGCGCCGGTCAGGGTGACCGCGGTTTCGTGGCTCACGGTCGCAGCCGAAGTCGCGGTGCCGGTCAGGCTAGCGGCGCCAGTCAGCCGCAGCTCATCCCACAGCGTTTCGCCGTCGTCCCACTGTGTGCCGCCGTCGTCCCAAAGGGTCGCCATCGCTCAGCCGCTCACTAACCCGCAGGATAGATCACATAGATATGATCGACCTCGGGCGAGGCCGGCAGCTCGGTCACCGCCTCGACGATCTGCCCGGCCGGGGCGTTGGCCCGCGCGCGGATGGTCGCCATCTGGTCCCAGGAGACGAGATCCACAATCGTCGGTGTCGCATCCTGGTAGACGTGGTAATCGCTGTCCCAGCTCAGCGAGTAGGCATCGGTCCCGTTGTAGGTCCCGGCCCAGGCGTTGCTCGGCACGTCGTAGGTCGTGCCCGCCGGGGAGGCCTGCTCGAAGATGATCCGAACCCGCGTGTAGCCGCTCGGCGGCGGGCTGGTGAAGTCGATGCTGGCGGGGTCGATGTCCTGGTCCAGGCTCACGACGTGGGTCGAGTCGCCCTCGCCCGCCAGGTTGATCGTCAGCGCCCCGCTGGTAATGCTCGGGGTCGAGAGGGGCAGAGTGGCCATCGGACCTCCTCAGTGTAGGCGCCGCTCGGGGCGCACGTCCCACGCCGCACAGGCGTCGGCGCTGTACTGCGCCGCGGCGGTATCCAGGCAGCGCGCGCAGATTTGATACACGGTGCCCGGCGTCACGGCGAGCGTCGCGCTGTGCGCCGTGCTGCCGGTGGTGGTGTAGGCGGTGAGATCCGCCCAGGCGAGGCCGGGAATCGGCCCCCAGCGGCAGGTCGCCGCCTTGTCCGTCGTGACCCCGATGGTCGTCTGCGTCACCGTGCGGCGCAGGCGCGTCCCGGCCGACGGGGTCAGACCGGAGAGCGCGACCAGGGTCGCCGTGCTGGAATTGGTCACCGCCTGGTTGCTGAAGCTCGCGAGGTCGTTCCCCGCCGTGTCCTCGATGCCGTCGCCCGGCTGGGTGTAGGAGTTCACGCACCCGGTCTCGGCGCCCAGGACCTGGCGCGAGATGGTGTAGGCCAGCGAGGCCGTGCCCGAGCCCGAGGCCAGGCTGAGCGTGGTCGCGCCGCCCGAGCAGTTCGTGAGCGTCGGCACCGCGCCAGTGGCGGTCACGGTCTCGTCAAGGCCCAGCGTCAGTGTTTGACCGCTCGCAGCGATGGTGCGGCTGGTCACGGTGGGCGGCGTGGTATCGCCACCGCCCGCGTCCGCCAGCGTCACCGCATAGCCGCTGGCGTTGGCGTCGTTGTTCGCGTCCACGACGTACAGATACACCGTGCCGTTGCTCAGTTCGCCGCGCTGCACCTCCACCGTGACGCTGGTATCGCTCCAGGCGGTGGGAATCTGGACCTCGTAGAGCGGACCTGATGATGCGGTACCCCAGGTGGAGCTGGTCGAAAGCATCACCCGCGACCAGGTGGTGTCGAGATAGATCGTATCGGCGCGGGTCCACGAGCCATTAGGCGGGTCAGGCTCGTTCGCGGACACGTCGTGCACGACCGGGAAATCCACTGCATCGGCCGTGCCGTGCCACCAGTTTTTTTGGGCATAGTCGTAGTAGGGCATCTCGACCGCGAGGCGCCCGTTGACGATGTATCGCAGGAACCCGTTTTGCTGGCCGCTGGTATTGGCCTGGCCGATATATTGCTCGGTATTCCAATCGCCATTTTGATTGCCGCGTACCTGTGCCTCGGTGATTGAGTCGGTGCAGACGGATGAGGCTGGCGATTGCCACGGGCACATGTAACCCACTGCACCCGTGCCCTCTTCGGAGAGATTGCCGTTGCCTATCTGGGTATAAAAGCCAGCCTCGCCATAATGTGGGCGGAGATTTTTCCAATTCATATCACTGGTGACAGCGAAATTCCGCGCCGATTTGCGAAACAGATACCACTTTTGCCCGTTGACGTTGAAATCAAAAACGGGCGCATAAATTACAGCGATGAAATTTGCCTGTTGCCCGACAAAAGTGTACGACTGCGCGGCATATCCGCCGTTGACGCCTATATCCGCAGTGCGCGTGAAATTTTCCCCACCGGAGGCCCACGTGGAATACTGGCTCAGGTCCGAGTTTGGGTTAAACCCATCCTCGAAGTCGGCATACACCCAGGGCTTCGCCGGACTCTTGGTGCCAAATCCAGAGCCCGAAATCGTGATGCTCTGGCCATGCACCACGCTGCCGCTGACGCCGGAAATGCTCGGTGCTCCCTGCGCTGACACGCAGACAACGGTGCTTGCGATAAGGACTGCCCAGCGTTTCATGCGAGTAACTGGATACAGAGTTCCGCGGATCCAAAATCATCATCTGTGCTTGGAGAGATGTTGGGAGGCGTCGGGTTGCTGCCGTCATCACCGTAGCTCGAAGATACTACCTTCATTCTGTAACTGGGGTCGCCTGAGCGGCCGTAGAACGGCACATATGTTCCGATAAATACACCGAGATAATACGTCGTGCTCTCGACGATGCTCGGCGGACTGGCAAAAGCGCCGCTATACCAGTTATTGCCGTCACTGGTGTCGATCTCGGTGTGCGCCAACAAGGTACCGGATGCATTCCATAGCGCGGCGGTAATATAGGGCGATCCCGTCGTGGGATCTTCGGACAGCAGCACCCTTACTTTGGCCGCATCCCCTGATTCCGCGCCTGTGTACCCATTGAGGTAGTAATACACGTGGTCTGGGTTCAGCGTATAGGCGTCGGGCACGGTAAAATTGGCCGGGTCCGAAGGTCCCAACAACAGAGTGCCCGACGCTGGCCCGCCGCCACCCGCCGCAACCCCCGCCGCTCCAATCACCCCGCCCGTGGCGCCGATCAGACTCATGCCATCTCTCCGGTCAGCAGGTAGGTGTCAGCGGTCGCCTCGCGCATCAGCGTGGCGCGGCCATTAGCCGGCAGCGTGAGCGGCTTGCTGCCGATGCGGTTGATGGTGGCGGTGGCGACGAGCGTGACTACCGCGCCGGTTTTGTTGACGATCTCGCAGCTTGCGTAGGCGTCGAAGTCGGTCGAGTTATCGACCGTCAGGCTCAACGCGCCGGTCGTGCAGTAGAGCACCTTGCCTTGATGCTCGGCCTTGGTCAGCGTGTCGTTGGTGGTGATGGTCACCACATCCGGCGCGGCGGCCTCGACGATGGTGCGGGCCTGCGCGGCGGTCAGGTCTTCCGCGTCGCCGGTGCTCGCCGTGGTGCGGCCCTTGATCGTCTGCGTCGCCATCTGGGTCAGCTTTGCATTGGTCACCGCGTTGGCGGCCAGCCCAGTGCCCGCTTGCAGCGCCTCGATCTCGCTCTTGGCGATGCTGAAATTGCTCCGCACGTTGGCCGTATAGGCGTTAGTGGCGGTCGGTTTTGTGGCATCAATCGCGCTGGCCATAGGGGCCTCCGGTTACGACAGGGTGAGCGACAGCGTCAGCGCCGTGAACGTGACCGAGGTCGCGCCGCTGGGGATGGTCGCGCTCGACAGCACCAGGTCGCCATCGACCGCGTTAGCCGAGCCGGCGAGCAGGGTCGTGGTGCCGGCCGAGTCCTTGAATTGGCACTTGGCAATCGTGCCGTCGCTCACCGAGCTGTCGGCGGTCATAGTCTCCGCGGTCAGCACCGCCGGGTTGGCGTCGGTCGCGCTGCCCCAGGCGGTGGCGCCGAAGCTCACGGCGGCGAGTTCCGCATCGCCCGAAGTAAGCAGCACCACCGAGCCGCTGTTAAACAGGCTCGCAATGCCGTTGGCGGCGGCTTGTGAAACGCTGGTATCAATCGTGGTCCAGGCCATGGTCTTTGCCTCCGAGGGCGTCAGGGGTAGGGGATTCGGTCGGGTTGAGCGGCAGTGTGCCGGTCATCTCGGCGGTGCCAATCACGTTGCCATCCTTGTCGCGGTATTCGAGCGTGCCGGCCACGGCAATGCGGAGGCCGACTTGGCTGTTGGTGGGTTCAGCAGGCATAACGTCGGGTCTCCGTGGGTCGGTACTGAGCGGCGCAACGCGCCGGGTCGCCCTCAAGCACGCGCACCTCGCCGCTCGGGCCATCTGGGACGAAGCCGCACACCGTCACATCCTCCAGGCGCACGCGCACGGTCGCGCCAGGGTGGGCGCTGCGCTCGCGCTCCATTGCCCACAGCAACCACCAGCCGGGATTGCGTGTGACAAACCAGTCGGCCGGCAGCATCACTCGCTCCGCTGCGGCTCGCATTCCATGACAATCTTAAGGTCCTCCTGGGTTAGAGTGATCTGCCGGACGCCGGATTGCTGGCACAGAAGGAAGGATTCCTCGATGTTCTCTTGGACTTCGGAGAGTCGCATCTTACCGCCAGCGGCCCATGCGAGGGTCGTGACGGCGAGGGCAACAACAATGAAAACGGGAATGAGTTTGTTCATAGCTAACACCAGTAGAGTTGAGGAATAGCCCAAATGTAGGGCGGGGCGAAAAGGAGGTAGGTCAGGGTCATCTCACCACCCCGTGCGCGAGGAGGTTTTCCTCGTATTGATCGGGCGGCAGCGGTGCGGGTTTCTTAATCCACCACGCCCACCCGGTCTCTTCGAGAATGGCCTCAATGGCGTTCTCCAGCCCGTCTCTTGGCGTTGACCCGCCGAGGTCATTAGCGCACCAGTGGCGATACCAAGTCGCCAAGTTGTCGAGCAATTTCGGGTCGATCTCGGTCATTGCCTCGCCCTCAACCACTCGCGGATCTCTTTTTCTGCACACGTTTCCGCGCCTCCTGGCGCCGCGTCTTGGCGCGTTCCCATTGTTTCAAAGTCGTTTCGTTCCAAGAGCACATCCCGTCGAACCGCTGCTTCCATTTCGGATCATTGCGCTTCATTGCTGCCTCGCCCTCAACCACTCGCGCACTTTTGACGCGGCGGCCAGTGCGGCACCGACAATCGCGAGCGCGGCGGTCAATGCGATCTGGGTCTGATCGAGCACGGCCACGACAGCGCCCGCGCCAGACAGCGCGGCGGCCATGAGCCGGCCGTACAGCGCGGATTGGATGATCGAGTCGGTCATATCGTCGCTCCGGTGGAGGCTACGGATCAGGCGCTCCAGCTCGTGCGCCTGGATGTGCTCATCCTGGGTCGGGTCGTAGAGCCATCCCTCCAGCAGGCGGATGGCCTCGTCGCGGCGCTGGTCCTCAGTCATTGGAGCGCCGTCCAAACAGCCGCACAGCGCGATACATCAACTGCGCCCGCCAGCAGCGCACGTCCTCGGCGCGCATTGCCTCCAGAAACACCGCATCGGCCTGGGCGCGGGTGCACGGGTGATGCCGATAGAGCCAGTCATGCAGCACCGCGCTGGCGTGGGCGGTGTCGCCGAAGAACAGGTAAGCGATCGGCACCCGCGGCACACTGGCGCAGTCGGTCCTAAAGCCCTGCGGCACGGTGAGCGGCCCGAGGATCTCGCTGTTGAAGTGCAGCTCCGAGCGCAGCTCCCAATGTGCCCGCCCGCCAGAGGGCGCCTCGGAGAGCTTGCGCAGATAGAGATCGGAGCCCCAGGTCATAACGGCGACACCCGATCCGGCAGAGTCATCCCTGCATCCTCCCATCCTCACCCGGCCGCGCCGGGCGCCCGAGCCGCACGCGCAACTCGATCAGGATCTCCTCGATGCGTTGCAGCCGACCGACCAGCTCGGCGTTGCGCGCCTCCAGCGCACTCACCCGCGCCTGACACGCCTGCACCACGCGCGAGCCCTCGCTGTCCAGGCGCTCCATCTCCGCGCGCAGGCGCGCGATGTCGGCGGTCAGGTCGGAGCGCAGATCGCGCCCATCGCTGCCGGTGAACGGGTCGGGCCTGACCGCTCCCGGGGACAGTTGCGGCAGCACCGCGGCCCCGCCGAGCCCCATCGCCGCGGCGATCGCAGCAACCGCAATCCATTGCAGCCAGGTGCTGGGGTTGAGCGAGCCGCCCTGGTTGCCGCGGTGGTAGTCCCGGTCGTCGTCATCGTTGTGGTTGTAATCAGACACGGCGGGTCACTCCCGGATCGGCTCGGCATAGTACGCGCGCATGGCGCGCCAGCGCGCGACGATGCGCAACGCCTCCCAGTCGGCGAGCTGGCAGCTCGGCTCGTAGGCGGCGCAGCCCACCAGGCCCGAGCGGTGCACCTGGCAGGCGATGGGGAACACGCGCCCGATCAGGCACTCCCCGTGCTGGTCGTCGTCGACCTGCAGATGCAGGCAGGGCGCCTGGCCGTGGTCATCCATGGCCCGCGCTCCCGCAGCGGGTCTCGCGGTAGTAGCGCCGCTCGGCGTGCTCGGCGCGCTTGCCAGCGTTGAATCGCTCCACCGGGCGGTGGTAGCCCATGACGCGGGTCCACACCTCGCAGCGGGTGCGTTCGCTGTCCAATAGGGTCGGTTGGGTGCTCATCGCCAGGCGTCCTCCGGGCGTCCGTCACGGTGGTAGTCGCTTGGATGCTGGTGTACCGGGGCCAGATCGCGATTTGGCCAGCGGATCATCACCTCCAGGTGGCCCACCGGCACGCGCGCGGCGACATAGAGCCGCTGGCCGGCGGCCTCGAAGGCGCGCCAGAAAGCGATGTCGGGGTCGGTACGCGCCTCGCTCCACTCGCCCGTCGCATCCGGGCGGCCCCAGAACCAGGGCCGCGGCACGGCACGCAAGGCGGCGGTGCGGATCAGGGTGCAACCGAAGTGCGCGGTGCGCGCCGGGACCAGTTCTTGCCCGAACAGCGCGCGCTCGACCTGCGTGGCGTTGTTGCCATCGGCGTCGGCCATGGTCATCAACGGGGTTGGCTTCGATCGGTGCGCCTGCAGCGCGGCGATCGCTCCGGCCTGCGGGTTGCGCTCGGCGCACAGGATCAGCGTTTGCAGGTCGCGATGGTCGAATACCGTGTCGTAATCGAGCGTGAGCAGGTAATCCGGCTCGGCCTGGAGCGCCTCGTCGAGCCCGCGTGTCAAGCACTGCTCCCAGAATGCCCCGGTGTGCTTGACCAGCCGGATGCCGAGCCGACCGCACGCGTCCATCGCGCAGCCCCACATGTCGTTCCAGCCCAACCGCGGGACAGAGATCACCGCGCGCACATGCGGCCAGCGCTCCGGGGGCTTGGTGCCCTCCAGGTTGAGCGAGATCGGCAGCGCGGCGCAGTCCGTCTGCTCGCTCACCCACGGGCGCAGCGCCAACAGGCCGGCGGCGGTCATGGCCTCGGCCAGCGCCTCGGCGTCGAAGATCGCGCCATGGTGGTCGCGCGCGTCCACATGCCCGCCCATCACATAGCCCTGCACCGGCAGCGGCTGGCCGTCGAGGTAGGCGCGGGCGATGGCCTCGAAGTCGGGCACCGCGATCTGTAGCCGCCCGCCAGGGGCGAGCACGCGCACCCAATCGGCGAGGACGGAGCCGATCTGGGTATGGCTGAAGTGCTCCAGGACGTGGCTCGCGCGGATCACCTCCGCGCTGCCGTCTGGGTAGGCCAGCGGATAGACCTCGGCGCCGAGCTTGGCGTCGACCCCGACGAAGCCGGGGGCGGGCGTCGTGCCGCAGCCAAGATCGAGCTTGAGGCTCACTTGCTCGTCTCCTCGTCGCTGCCGCGGCTGTCCACCTGATAGTGGATGTCGGACTCCGCACCAGGCGGGTTGATCGCCTGCACCGGGAAGCGCAAGTCCTCCCAGTGCAGGCCGAGCTCCCGCTCGATGAGCTCGCGCTCGCGCCCGGCGGCGCGGAAGCGCTCCCAGAGGGCGCGATCGACAGCCATCAGCCGTTAGCTCAGGTCCACCAGCACGCCAGCGCCCGCCTTGGCGGCCGTCACCGGCAGCTCGTCGCCTTTGTACAGGTGCGCCACAGCAGCGATCACCTGCGTCGTCACCGGCGAGGCGGCGAGGCTGAGGTAGCGCTTGCGCGCACGCAAGTCGACGCGGAACTGCGCCACCACGTGCCCGGCGGTCTCCGCGGCCGCGATGGTGAAATCGGTATCGCCGGTCGAGATCGCGGTATAGGCGCTGGTGGTATCGCCCTCCGAGAGCGTCAGGACCGAGAAGTTGTTGGTCGTGTTGTTCGACGCCGAGGCGATCACGTCGATGACCGCGTAATCGAACCCCTTGGTGTCGATGGAGCCCGAGGCGGTGCCGGCATTGGTGGTGCTGGCCGGCGAGATCAGCAGCATGGACTTAGGCTTGGGAAGCATGGGGTCAGTCTCCGTAGAGCTGGGGCCGTCCGTGGCCCGGGATCAGGGTTACTCGCCGACCAGGGCGACGATGGGACCGGCGTTGCTGGTATCGCCCACGCCGTGGCAGACGATGTCGAAGCGCTCGGAGGCGACGATCTTGGTCTGCTGGTAGGAGCTGAGCGAGTAGGGGTCAGTCAGCAGGGTCATGCCGCGGCGGTCGCCGAAGATCACGCCCTGGCGGAAGTCGCCGTAGAGGGCCATCACCACGTCGCTATAGTCCGTAGTGCCGGTGCCCTTTGGCATCGCCTGGCAGATCTCGATCGGGTCGCCGTCCCACGCGCGTTGTACCCGCTCGGCCATGTCGCGCTTGCTGCCGCCGGCCGCCGTGCGCAGACGCCCGAACATCAGCGCCTCGCCGCGCTTGGATGTGAGCCACACTGGATTGAGCCCTGGGAAGTCGGGCAGCGCCCCGACCACGCCGTCGAGGTCTGGACTGGTGATCTCAAGGAACGTGTCGTGCCCGCTGGCGGCATCTACCGCGCCCGCCAGGCTGCCGGAGGCCGCCAGCAGGGTGCGCAGACCGACGATACCGCCGTAGGTGCTGGTGCCGTCGCCGTCGATCGCGCAAGTGTCCTCCTTGGTGGCGAAGGCCAGCGCCATCTCCTGAGCGACAAAATCGGCCAGGTTGATCAGCGAGTCATCCGCATAGTCGTTGCTGATGCGGGTCTCGGCGGCGATGTTGCGCGCGGTCAGGCTCACGTTGTCGAGCGTCGGATCGCCGGCAGTGGGGGCCGCCTCGCGCCCGACAAAGTAGGCGGTCACGCCGCCGATGCGCCGCGGCACAGTGGTCGTGTCGGTGCTCATCGGGTGCACGTAGGCCAGACGGCGCATCACGCCGTACTGCTCGCGCAGGTTGATGATAGGCAGCGCCAGTTCCTCGGGCACCACCACCGACTGCCCGGCGGCGAGGCCGGTAAGCACGCGGGTCGCGCGGAAGTCGCCGCCAGCGATGGCCAGCTCGACGCCATGATCACGGCACCAGCGCGCGGCCGAGTCGTCGGCGAACATCGTCGCGCGCAGGTACTGCCCGGCGCGATAGGCATTCTCCTCAGCCTGGCGGCGGCCGTGCTCATAGAGCTCGGGCCGGAAGCTGCGCAGCGTCCCGCCGTGGTAGGGGACGCGCGCCTCGATCCGCGGGGCCACCGGCACCGGATCGGCCGGGCGGCGGGCGCGGACGTAGGCGCGGAACTGCTCCAGCGTCCCGCCCAGCGCGATATGGTCCTCGGCGGCCTCCAGCTCGCGGAAGTGACGGCCAACGGCGCGGATGGCCTCGGCCTCGGGGTTGACTGGCAGCGCGGGGGCGGCGGTCAGGGTCTCAAGCTCTGCGGTCTCCGGGGCGACGGTGCGCTCCTCGACCCGCTCATCGGTTGCCGTGTCGGGCATGGTCGTAGTCTCCGTGGGTTGATGGAGCGAGCGGCCGACGGAGGCCGTCGCGTCTGCTGGGATAGCGACAAGGCTGATTTCGTAGGGCTCCCAATCGGTCACCCGATACGTTTCGCTGGCATCGTCTCGCGACTCCAGAACAACCTCGTGGATCATGTAACCGACGCTGAACTTCGAGCGGATGCCATCGATCACGTCGGAAAAGACCTCTTCGGCGCGGGCCGAACGGCCGAAGCGCGCGGTCGCGCGACCGCGACGGTCGGCATCGATGCGCGCGGCTTCGATCACGCCGACCACATCGCGGCCGTCGTGATCCATGATCAGGTTCGCACCGTCGAGCAGACGCCCCAGACGCACCGCGCCTGGGCCGTGGTCGAGGATCTCGCGGCCCCACCAGCGCTCGACCGGGGCCTCGGAGCTGAACGCAAGTTGCACGGTGCGCGCCTCTTGATCGATGGCGCCGGCCTCGAACCGCAGTTCACGGGTGCCGGTGCTGCCGCGCAGCGCGGCGCAGCGGTCAGTCGTCTGGATAGGCATCGGGATCGTCCTCCGCGCGGGCGGTCGGGGCAGCACTGGCGGCGAGATACGGCAGCAGCTCGCCGAGCGTGAGGCCGGCGGACTCCGCGGCCTGCTTGATGCGCGCCAGCTCGTTGATTTTTTCGGCCAGGTGGTCGTCGAAGTCCCGGCCCTTGCGCGCCAGGATCTCGGTCAGCGTGGTGGTGCCGTTGGCGAGGTCCTGCTGGTCGGCCTGCGCCTGCTTGGCGGGGTCGGGTCCCTCCCAGCGGCGTGGCTGCCAGTGCACGCGGGCGAGCTCGTCGGGATGGTTGGGGCGCGGGGTGAGGCGCCCGAGCATCACGGCGTTGGCGCGCCAGGCGTCGAACACCGGCTGCGGCAGCTCGCCCTCGAACCAGTCTTGACGCTCGCGCCACAGGTCGCGCTCAACACCGAGGAAGAAGCGGAGCGAGGTGTAGTTCACGCCCTCGGCGTCGTTGCCCAGGGTGTTGTAGCTGACGCCCGTGCCGGTCGCGATGCTGCGCAGGCCCCACTTCAGGAAGGCCGGCATCTCGCCGTTGGGGTGCTGCGGGTCGAGCAGGTTGAGCTTGTACCCATAGGGCACGACTTCCATCGAGCCCTCCTTGATGTCCTGGGCGAAGCTGCCCGGATCGGTGGTCAGCGGTTGGCCGTTGGCGTCCACCAGGCCGGGCGCGGCAGGCTGCGGAGGGGCGGCCCACTCCTGCGCCTCATAGGCCGCGAACTTGCTGGCACTGGCGCGAGCGGCGGTCACCTCCGCATCCTCGGTGGCCGTGAGCATGTTCAAGCGCCAGGCGGCCACTGCCAGCCAGGACACGCCGCGGGTCTGCCAGGCGAACTCGGGCAGGTAGATGTGCAGTAGCTCGCTGGCCGGCAGGCGGTAGCGGTCGGTCCCGGTGCGGTAGCTCGATTGGTTGACCGGCGGCTCGCCATACAGGTGGTAAGCGATGGGGCGACGGTAGTCGTCCATCTCCACGCCCATGCGCACCGCGCGGCCCTGATACTCGCCGGTGTACTGGGTGTCGATGGTCTCCGGGTCGATCACCTGCAGCGCCAGCCGCCAGGGGTTGTCGACGTCCACCAGTCGTAGGAACGCCTCGCCGTCGCGCGCCACGGTCTCGATGACGTGCCGCTGCAGCTCGCGCCAGGAGAACCGCCCGGAGACCTCGCACACCCCGCGCCGACACCAGGCGCGCCACTCGGCCTCGACCTGCTCGCGCAGGCGGCTGTCTGGCTTGCCGCGCGGGGTCTGCGCCCGGCTTTGCAGCACGTAGCCCTCGGCGCCCACGACGTTGTTGCGCACGATGCGCAGGAAGCCCTTGGCGTGGTCGCTGTTTTGCGCCAGGTGGCGCGCGCGGGCGCGGATCGCCGTCAGCGCGGTACGGATGTCGGCATCGATGGGGCGCGTGGTAGTGCCCCAGTCGAAGGTCAGGCCGGTGAGGCTGGCGGATTTCCACTGCCGCTCGGCCGCGGCGGGGAAGGGGATGACCTTGCGCGCGGGGCTAGCCACCGAAGCGCACCTGGAACAGCCGGCCCAAGCCCTCGCCGCGGGCGATGCGCAGGGCGTCGTCCTCAGCCTTGACCTGGGCGGCGAAGAAGTTGAGCCACTTGCGCAGCTCGGCCTGGTCGAGCGATTGCGCGCGATCGCCGATGCTCGCCTGCACCAGCGCCCAATCCTCCGCGCTGCTGCGCCCGGTGAGGATCGCGGTCAGGGCGTCGTAGCACTGGCGCGCGACGCTGCGCCCGTCGTAGGCGGTGGCGCTGGCGAGGTCCGGCAGGACCTCCAGCACGCCGGACCAGACCCCGTAGGTCTCGGTCCCGTCGGTGACTTGCGCGAAGCCGTCGTAACGGCCGGCGGCGTAGGCGGCGGTGGTCGCCTTGGCCACGGTGACGACGTGGGTGTCGCCGTCGGCGCTGGCGGTAATCGCGATCTTTGCGGTCGCGTTGGTGAAGGTGTAGCTCAGCGTCCACTCGGCGGCCGGGTAGTCCGAGAGCGTGCGCTCCCAGTCCCAGGTCTCGCCCGCGCGCAGGCTACTCGGCTCACTGGTGGGTCGGGTCCTCGCCATGCCGGCACCCTACCGGCCGGCCTGTCCAAAAAATAGGCAAAAGTTGGACTTTTTACGGCCGCCAGCGCGTCACCCAGTTGTAGGCAGTGCTGCGGCGCACGCCCTTGGCGATCAGGCTCTTCGGCGTATCGTGCGGCTCGACCGTCGGGCGGTCGCACACCTTGGGGACGTAGATCCGCTCGCCGCCGTAGTGCTCGGCGAGCAGCTCGCAGAGCTCCTGCGCGTTGACCGCGCGGGGTCCGAGCAGGCGGCGCAGGTCCTCGAACAGCGCCGCCACCGCTCAGGGCCGCCAGCCGGTGACGAAGTTGCGCCGGCGCTTGGCCAGGCGCGGGTCTTGGGCGGGTTTCTGCGGCTCGGGTGGTGGCGGCTCCAACTTGGCACGCGACAGCAGCAACGCGGCATAGGCGTAAACGCGGCAGTCGAGCGCCTCGTTGCGCGGCCGGGTGGCGATCCACTCGGGATAGGGCACACCGCGGCGGTAGCGCAGGACGCGCTTCTCGGCGGTGAGTTGGAGGAAGTACTCGGTGTCGCGCGCCGGGAAGTGGCAATAACCGGGACCTGGCGTGCTCATGCTGAGCCGCCGGTAGAGGATCGCCTTGGCCTCGTCCACGCCGATCGGCTCTGGTTTGGCGTCGCCGGTGCGGTCGCTGCGGGCCTGCCGGCGCAGCCGACGAGCGCCGGTCTCGGCTACAGGCTTCCCAGGTCCAGCCATGCCTTTCGCCGGCCAGGCATAGCGACGGCCGCGGGTGAATGCGTAGACGCGTTTGGGCAGGTAGCCGCTGTCCACTACCACGCCAGCCGGCGTCAGGCTGCGACCGTCGGCGGTTGGAATCCGCGCGGTGACGACCTCGGCGAGCTCCTGCCAGACCTCGTCGTTGACCGGCTCGCCAATCAGCACCTGGTAGTCGAGCGACCAGGACTCCTCGCCCACGCCCCAACCGACGATCTCCAGCTCCAGGCGGTCGGCCTGCACGTCCACGCCGATGGTGACCGCCAGCACGCCGGCTGGCGCAAGCTCGCCCCAGTCCTCCACCCGGCGCTCCAGCGCGTGCGGCTCGACGCCCTCGCCGTCCTCCTCCCAGGACTCACCGAGCGAGGTGTTGACCCAGGTCTTGAGCAGCTCGGGGCCGCCGGCCTTGGCCTCCAGGAAGCCGCGCGCCACGTCCGCCGGGGTTGACCAAGGCGAGTAGAGCTCGGAGAGGTGGAAGCCAGCCACGCCGCGAAAATCTGCCGTGGCCTGCCACTGGCCGTGCGCGATGGCCTTCTGGCGCTGCGCCTCCGACCAGCGCGCGTCGCACTCGCCGCAGTGGATCGCCGCCTCGTCCGGCGCACCGTCCGGCCAGCGCACCAGCTCCCAGGTCAGGCGCTGGCGGTGACCGCACGCCGGGCACGGCACCAGGTAGTGGCGCCGGTCACTCTGCTCGTAGGCGGTCTCGATTCGGCTGAAATGGCGCGTGGTTGGCGTCGAAGTGAGCACGATTCGCCGATTGTGGAAGGTCGCGGTGCGTTTTCGCGCCAGATTCACAGGATCGCCCTCGGTGCCGACCGATGGCGGGTACCGATCCACCTCGTCGCAGAGCACGACGCGAATCGGCCGCGAGGCGAGCGAGGCCGGACTATTGGCGCCGGCAATGGTGATATGGCCGCCAGGGAATTGCTTGTGCAGGATGGTGTTGTCGCTGTCCCGCGAGCGTGCGTCTTTCACCTTGCCACGCAATGAGGGTGTATCGCGCACCATAGGCGCGAGGCGGTCTTTTGAGAATGCCTTCGCCATGTCCAAGGTCGGCTGCAATAGCAGGATCGGTGACGGGTCTTGGTGGATGTAATAGCCGACGATATTGAGCAGCACCTCGGTCTTACCCACCTGCGCCGAGCTCATCACCACGATCTGCTCGGCGTGCGGGTCATTGAGCGCATCCATGATCCCGCGCTGATAGGCCGCGCGTGCGGTGTGCCAGCGACCCGGCTCGGCCGAGGCTTCCGGCGACAGGCGCCGATAGGCGTCCGCCCACTGCGCGACAGTGAGCTTCGGCGGCGGCCGATAGACGGCACGGTGGCGCCGGTGCAGGTCGTCAATAAGCAGGGTCTGCGCTGAGCTCATCGAGCGCCTGCCGGATCAAGTCGCCGGCCTTCTCTTCGATCTCGTCGCGCGAGAGGCCGGCACAGGTCGCCGCCAACTGGGTCGGCAGCGATAACAGTTTGGCGCGCACGTTCCCGCCGATCTGGTCCCAGCGATCGAGCACCACGTCGGCCGGGATCAGCCGCTTCTGCTTCACCGCCTCATCCAGCGCGGCGATATTGGCTTGGTGGTGCAGTAGGCGCGCGCGCTCCAGCTTCTCGTCATAGACCTTGCCGGTGCTATCAACGCCCAGCTCGGCCGCCCAGCGGACGCGCAGCCATTTGCCGAAAGCGCGGCAGGAAAAGCCAGTGGCGCGGCCGTTGACGTTGGTGAGTTTGGGCGGCGCATCCGGCTCGCGTGCCAGGCGCTGGAAGTGACGCAGCGTCAGTCCGAGGATCTCGGCGGCCTGGTGCTGGGTCAGTGTCTTTGCGTCTGTCACTTAGGGCGCTCTGTCACTAGCGCGATTCCGCGCGCTTTGCCACCCGCACGTCAGACTGCCGGGAAGGACCCGCGCTCATCGACGTTTGGCGATCAGCGATTCGAGCCGGCCACGCAGCCGACGCACCGCGAACGACTCGGCCTCGCGACGATGCTTCTCGATGATGGCCTGCCACATAGTCACCGGCGAGATCACCACCTGCTCGATGATCGGCAGCGCTGGCCGGTAGGCGGTGCCGGCCCACTTACCGGTCTTCACTTCCCGCGCTGGCAGGCTGCTGTATGGCCTTCCCTGCTTGCGGGACTTGGCGCCACGGCGGAACACACCGCGATGGCCGCTGCCCATGGTGGCGAAGAACGCACCTTTCAGGATCTTCTTTCGGCCCTTAAGGATCGCAACCGACACGCCGCGCTTGGTCTGTGTCGGGCTGAACTTCGAGACCGGGATTGGCTTCGCCTTCATCGAGACTTCCGCTTCCAGCTTGGCGCGGGTGGCCTGCTGAATTCGGAAGTACGGGTCAAGGTCCATCTTCTTGATATTCCACTTGGCGCGAATGTCTTTGCTCGCTTCCGAGCGAATATGCTTGGCGGTGTCATTCAGCGCACCGCGTGTGGCGATCTCGATCTCTTTCGGCAACGCCTTGAGCATGGCGCTCACAGCGCGGGTGTCCACGGTAATGCTCAGCATGTCTCGTCCTCCTCGCCGTAGTGGTCGGCGCAATACCAGTGCTCACCCTGCTCGTCCTCACGGCAGAGCGTGGCAGGCTCGGTGCACTGCGGGTGCTCGCAGGGTAGGTCAGAAGGGAAGGTCATCGTCGAAGTCCGCTTTCGGCTTCTCGGCCGCCGGTTGGCTTGGCTCGGCTCGGCGTTGATCGCGCTCTTCCGGGTCGTACAGGTTGGCCGTCACTCGGTCGTCGCCTTCTCGCCTTGGAATGGCGGCCAGATTAGTCAAGGCGTCGAGCGTCAGGTATTGGCCGTACTTGCCTTCGTGAAGGTGGCCGATCGTGCGGTAGCGTTTCTTCATCGTGCCATCGTTGGCCTGGTACTCGCCGACTACGGCCACGATGCGTTTCAGGATCGTCATCAGCTTGCCTCTCGGTAGCGTTGCCAGAAGAGCGTGCGGCATTCCTTCAGGGTCTTCCCTGGCGGCGGGTCTTTACCGAAGTGCTGGCGGAAGGCGGCAGCGACGGCGCGGTCGTCGCAGAGGTTGATCCGCTCGCGTGGTGTTGGCCTGTCGGCCTTGGCGCGCGGGTTGCGTCCCTTCGCCCTGGGGTTGGTCCCGGTCTCCCTAGGGGTTTGTGTCTCAGACGAGAAAGTCCCCTTTGGCGCGTCAGCGCCGAAAGGGGATTTAGGGGTTATATCTGTATCTGTATCTGTATCTGGGGGCGTTACAGAAACCGTTTCGGAACGTTGCTGTAACGTTTCACTGCGTTTCTTGTCCCGGTACTTGCGCACGCGATCCGTGGAAGTGTCTGAGAGATATTGCCTTTTCTCCCAGCCGAGCGGGTGCAGCGTGTCGGGATCGATCAGGCCGACCTCAGCCAGACGTGCGACGGCCTTCTCTGCCTCGGTCACCTGAAGGCCGAGCTTCACGGCCACCTTGCGCAGCATGAGCGGGTCGTCGGGATCGAGCAGCCCCTGTGCCTGGCAGCACAGCAGCGCGACGTAGTGCCAGCGATCCTCGAAGGCGAGCAGGCGCAGCTTCTCGTCGTCTACCGCTTCCGCGTACAGTCGAAACCAGGTCGTGCTCATCGTCCCAAGTGCTCCCAAACATCCTCAACGCCACGCGCCACGAAGGCCACGCCGTTCGCCTCACGTACCCGCTCCAGGAAGGCCGCTTGCTCTGGCCGTAGCCGACCGCTTGGCCGCTTAACCTCCACCTCCAGGCGGCGGCCGTCTACCAATTGGCCGGTAATGTCCGCGGCGCCCACGAAGCCGAACTTCATCCATTGCGAGGTGCTCCCGTCGCGATACGCCAGCCTTCCCGCCGCGGTATTCATCCGCATTGCCCAAGCCACTTGCGGGTGGAATGCGAGCGCCTCCAAAACCGAGGCCAAGACAATACGCTCGGACGGCTCTGGACGAGTGAGCCGGAAGGCGTTTTTGCTCATTCCGCCTCCATCAGAAGCAGCCGCGCCAGGCACTGCCAGTGCTCGAATGAGCGCGAGCGGGACGCGTAATACGCGACCGCCTCCTGGTGCGCCTGGCGGCTATTCGGTTGGTACTCGACGCAGAGCTCGACCGCCTCTCCGGGCGCGTAGCGCGGGCAGGTGCGGCCAGCGAGGTGGCAGGTAGCGCAGAGGTTCACGCGGCCGCACCCTTGCGGGGTAGCAAGCGCCGTCGCTCACTCAAGCCAATGTCCGCGCGGCGTGCGGCGCTGTGTGCGCCTTGGTGCAGGGTGGCGAGCGCGATCAGGGCGCGGGCGACGGCACGGTCGCCGGCGGCCTGGGTGCGCCAATCCATCTGATTCAAGCGCACCAGCACCGCGCGCGGCACCAACGCCAGGTTATCGGGATCAAAGCACTGTTCCTGGTCGCCATCGAGAAACACCACGGCGTGCCCGCGCGGCACCGGGCCGTGCGCGGCCTCCCACGTCAGGCGGTGCACGTAGCGCCAGTTCTTCCACCTCGGGGCGTCGCGATCGTCGGCGACCTTGAGCTTCCACAGCCCTTCGGTGTCCTGCACGTAGGTGCCGACCGGCTGCCAGGTCGGCGGCTGGTTGCCAGGCCGGAAACGGGTCTCAGGCGAACGCCCGCCGCATTCGTAGCCGGCGAGGCCCTTGTTCCACGGCACCGTGCCCGGCTTGATCCGGGTGTCGCGACCGCTGCGCAGCCGGTAGCGCGAGATCGCACCGGCGATCTGGGCGTCGGTGAAGCCATGGCCGGGAAAGGCGCGGTCCATCAGCGGGCGGATGTCCGCCTCTTTCACCTGGCGGTAAGCGCGCGCCAGCCAGTCCAGTTGCTCCTCGCTCCACAACCGATGCGGATTGCTCGGGTCGCCGCGGGCCCAGCCCTTGCGGTGGTTGGTGCGGATCATGTAGCGCTTCTTCGCCGAGTTGATTGTCTCGCGCGACACCGGGTAACCGAGCTCGGCGGCGAGCTCGGCGGCAAGCTCACTGCTGCGCCGCTGTGGCGCCTCGCGCCGCAGCCAGGCGATGCGCTCCGGTGTCCAGTCGATCACTGATCGAGGCCCAGCAGGCGCAGGGGTGGTTGCGCGACGCCCTGCTCAGCCGCCACCCGGCGCGCGTCCACCGCCAAGCGGCCGACGCCGATCAGCTCGCGCGCGACTCCGGTGAGCGCGCCCGCGCGGGCGATCTCGGCGCGCAGCGCTTCCTGGTCGAGCTCGTCGTCGTTGAGCCGCTCAAGTTGCAGAAAGAGATGATTGGCCAGGTCCTCAAGTCGGTTTTTCATCGTTGTCGCTCTCCTCTTGTCGGGGTGTCACTTCTGTCTGCGCCGCAGCTCAAAGCACAGCCGCACATGCGACTCGATCCGCTTGCGCCATTGTTTCGGCGCCTCCGCCAGCCGTGCCGCGCGCTCTTTTTTTGTGCGCCCGGCTTCAACCCAAGCCTGCCAGATGGGACAGGATTTCACACGCGCTGCGCCTCCGTCCGCCGAGTGAACCATCGCCGCACGAGGTAAGACCGGGCGATGCTGATGGCGGTGAACCATGCACCAATCGCGAGATTGGTCGCGAGGTCCACCTCGATCCCGTAGAGCGGAAACACCAAGAGCTGCGAGCCGAGCGCGACCAGATAGCCGATGGCTACGTTGGTCACGCTCTCCACCAGGCTATGCCAGCGGGTTTGCATCAGCCGGCCCCGCACGCGCAATCAACGGCGAACAGGTCTGACTGATTGCCTTGGTGGGTCAGGTTAGCGACGGCCTGGCGGTAGTAGCTCTCCTTGAGCTCGATGCCGATGTAGCGGCGATCCAGCTCGACCGCCACATAACCCTCCGAGCCGATGCCGGCGAAGGGTGAGAGCACGATATCACCGGGATTCGTCCACAGCTCAATCCCGCGGCGAATGACCTCCAACTGCAACGGGCAGATGTGGCGCTCGTCGTCGTGTTCGCGCGCGCTGCGGTATTGCAGGGTGTCGCCGGGATCGATGTCCATCCAGACCGGCGAGGCGATGCGCTGCCATTTCTCGACCGGGTAATCCTTGGCGTCGTGGGTCACGCGCTCGGCGGGCTCGCCGGGTGCGCGCACGGTGACCAGGTAATCCGGAATCCCCTGGCGGCTCATGCTGGCATTGCCGCGAACAGTCTTATGCAGCAACCCGAGCGCCTTGGTGCGCTGCATGCTGGTGACGGGATCTTTCCAGATGCACACCTCCGAGTGGTAGATGAACCCCTCCGCCTCGAAGGCGCGAATCAGGTCGCCGCGGAAGTCGCGCAGGCCGATGTGCCCGTCGCGGGCCTTGCTGGTCGGCATCAGCATGCAGTGGAAGCTGACATCCCGCCCCGGCATCAGCACCCGGCGCAGCTCGCGCACGACGTAGGCGAAGTGGGCGAAAAACTCCGCATCCGAGCGCACGTTGCCGAGGTCGCGCGGGCTGTTGCTGTAGGTGTAGAGGCTAGCGAATGGCGGAGAAAAGATCGAATAGCCGACCGACTGCGCGGGCAGTTGCGCCAGCACCTCGATGCAGTCGCCGTGATACAGGGACCAGTTGCCGCCGTGGGCTTGATCGATGACGCTCATTAGGCGGCCCTCCGCGGGGTGAGGAAGGTCGGTAGGCGCAACGGCGCCCCAGGCTGATAAGGGTTGCTTTGGCGCACCTGGCCGAGCACCTCATCGCGCACCGCCGCGGCCGTCTCAGCGCTGAGCTCGGCGAACAGGCGTTCGGCGTCGCGCTCCTTGCGCTCCAGATTGGCGCGCACCGCGCCCTCCTGGTCGGAGACGAACAAATAGGCATGCACCGGCTGCGTCTGACCGAAGCGCCAACAGCGGCGGATCGCCTGGTAGTACGCCTCCCAGCTATCGGTGACGCCGACGAAGCCGATGCGTCGGCAGTGCTGCCAGTTGAGCCCGAACCCGGCGATCGAGGGCTTGGTGATCAGCACCCGGATACGCCCGGCGGCGAAGTCGGCCAGGGCCTGCTCTTTGTGCTCCGGGGTGTCAGCGCCGCGGATCTCGACCGCGTCTGGGATCGCCGTGCGCAGGGCTTCGCCTTCGGCGTTGAGCTCACACCACACCACCCACGGCTCGCGGATGCTGTTGGCGAGGTCCGCGCAGGCGGCGACCCGATGGCGCATCGAATCGCGGCGCGCCTGGCGGCGCTCGGACAGGGTCTGCGCCTCGCGTGCAAACAGTTCGCCGGCCGCCACGGCGGCGTCGGATTCGACCGTGATCTGCTCCACCTCCAACGGCGGCAGCCGGTAGGCCGCGTCGTCGAACCCGAGATCGGCCGGCGAGCGCAGCATCGCGCCCCAGCTCGCCACCCAACGCCAGAACTCCGCGCGGGCGTGGCCCTTGAGGCGCCAATCCTGGGTCTTGCCGCCGTCGTGAACGAAGAACTCGGACAGCATCTCCTGGCGCGAGCAGATCCCAAGGAACTCGGCATGGGTGCCGAGCTCGGTCCAGTCGTTGGGCGCCGGGGTCGCGGTCGCGCACAGCCGATACGGCGTGGCGTGAAAGGTCTCGATCAGCAGCGCCAGGGTCTTGGCGTCGTGATGCTTGATGATGCTGGACTCATCCAGAACGATCGCCCCGAAGCGCTCAGCGTCGAAGCGGTGCAGCCGGTCATAGTTGGTGATGGTGATGCCCGGCGTAACCTCGGAGCGGTCACGGGCGTGGGTGACCGGCACACCGATCGTTGCGCCCTCGGCGGCGGTCTGCTGCGCCACCGCGAGCGGGGCGAGGATCAGTACGTCGGCGCCGGTTTCCCGGTGGATCGCCTGCGCCCAGCGCAGTTGCATGCGCGTCTTGCCAAGACCCGTGTCGGCGAAGATCGCGGCACGTCCTTTGCGGGCCGCCCATTGGGTGATCGCGACCTGGTGCGGGAACAGCGCCTCGGTGGTCACCGCCTCCGACGGGACGCCATGCGCCTGATGTGCCCGGAGCTTGCCGGCCAGAAATTGGCCGTAGTCTGATACGATTGCCTGCGTCATCGATGGCTACCTCTTACTAGCCGTGGGTGATAGCCGAGCCGCGGGCATGCCAGTGCCCGCGCCGGCGCCTTCGAAACTGATCCCCTCGCGCATCAAAAAGACCGCCGGCCGTGTGACAGGCCGGCGCAACACCCGAGGAGCGTGAACAGAAAGCCCCGGCGCGCGGAAGGTGGGGGACACGTGGCAGGGGCGCCGGGGTGGGGAATCATGCGGCGCGGTTGGCGCCTTCGATCTCGTCTAGGGCGGCGATCAGCCGCCACGCGGTATCAACCCTAGGCGCGGTGTAGGCGCCCCGGCCGAACTTGCTCAGCCAGCTTTGCGACACCTCGGCGCGCTCGGCCAGCTCGGCGTAGCGCCCGCGGCAGCTCCGCACCCGTGCGCGAAGGGTTTCGATGTCGGCCATGGTGGTGATGTCAACGGTTTGCATGGCGCAAGCATAGCACCTTTGTGCTATAGCTGAAAGCACGCAAGTGCTAACAGCGTGAGGCACCCTATGTTCATGGATGGCAACACCCGCGCCGCGCTGGCTCGCAACGTCCGCAAGCTGCGCGACCGCCACGATTGGACGCAAACGGATTTGGCCCGTCGCGCCGGGATTGCACAGACCGCGATCTCCTACGTTGAGCGCGAGGACGGCAAGAGCCCGACCGTTGAGACCCTGGTCGCGATCGCCAACGCCCTGCGCCTGCCCGCTTGGGTGCTGTTGCTGCCCGAGCTGCCCACCGACGCCGAACTCCTCGCGCGTCTTGAGCGACTGACCCACACCTACCTGCACATCGAGCCCAACGGCCAGCGTACCCTCGACGCCGTAGCCGACGCCGAAATGCGCTACGCCAGCGCCCGCAAGCCCTCCGACTGATCCGAACCGCCTAGCATTTTGGTGCTTGCGCTCGCCCGCGGATAGCACTATAGTGTTTCCCGAGCCGGCAGCCAGTCGGCCAGCAATAGGGGGACACCATGAGCACACCCGACTTCCTCCGCGCCGGCGAGGCCCAGGCCGACGCCTACCAGGCAAAGGCTGAGGACGACGACGAGCGCTGGCAGGCGAAGCTTGCAGAGCTTGGCGCGCTGAGTGTGGACGACTTCGTAAAGCGCTTGCACGACTACAGCGACTGGCTGCGAGTGACGCACACGATTGAAAACCAGGCCCAGCACGAACTTAGAGAAGGAGATTGCGAATGAACGAACTCATCCCCGTCGCCGACATCGAGCGCATGGGTAACGCCATCGCCCGCTCCGGCCTCTTCGGCGTCACCAAACCCGAGCAAGCGATCGCGCTCATGCTGGTCGCCCAGGCCGAAGGCCGGCACCCGGCGATCGCCGCGCGCGATTACCACGTGATCCAGGGCCGGCCGACGCTCAAGGCCGACGCCATCCTTGCGCGCTTCCAAGAGGCCGGCGGTCGGGTCGAGTGGCACGCCTATACCGCCGACAAGTGCGAGGCCACGTTCAGCCACCCGGCCGGCGGAAGTCTGCGCATCGCCTGGACGATCCAGGACGCGAAGGCCGCAGGACTGACCGGCAAGCCGGGGCCGTGGCAGCAATTCCCCCGCGCCATGCTGCGCGCCCGGCTGATCTCGGAAGGCGTGCGGACCGTCTACCCGGCCGTCGTCTGCGGCACCTACACGCCGGAGGAAGTCCAGGACATGCCTGCCCCCACCGAGCGCGCCATGGGACCGGCCGAGCGCGTGGACGCGCCAGAGCCGGCGCCTGCGCCTCCCGCGGCCAACCCCGAGCCACCCACCGTCGAGGACGTGCGCGCCGCTGTGCGCGCCGCCGCCAAGCGGGTCGGACGGCATACCGTGCTCAACGCGCTCATGGACCTCAACTACGCAACCGCCGACCAGGTGCCGCCTGAGTCGCGCCTCGACGTGATCGCCATGCTCACCGAGCTGGCGCCGGCGCCTGCGGAGGATCTGGCATGAGCGAGCAGACGACCCTGGCCGAGCGCCCGCACGCGCTCTATAGCCCCAGCCGCTTGGCCTACCTCGCGCACTGCCCCGGCTGGCAGGGTGACGGCGAGGTTGGCGAGCTGGCGCACCGCGGCACCACCATCGGCGAGCGCCTCGCGGCCTTCATGGTGGACGGCGAAGACCCGCTCGCGGGTGCCGACCATGCCGATCAGGACGCGATCCGCTGCGGCATGGCGCAGCTCGCGGCGCTGAGCCGCGAGTATCCCGGCATGGTCTGGAGCGGCGAGCCACGGCTCGATACCGGGATCACCGATTGCTGGGGTTACGCCGACGTGCTCGGCGTGGACGAGCTCACCGGCGAGGCCGTGCTGGTGGAGCTCAAGACCGGCCGCGGCGAGCGTGCGCCGGCGAAGGACAACCAGCAAGTCCGCGCCTATGCGCTCGGTGTGTTTGCCGAGCACCCTGAGGTGGATGAAATCCACGCCTACCTGATCGAGTGCGATCTCGAAGGCGTGACCTACGCCTACTGGACCCGCGGCCAGATCCCGGCGCTGCGCAGCCGCATAAAGGTGATCGTGCTCAACGCCCACGCGCCGAGCGAGGCCGAGCTGTCACCCGGTGCCTACTGCGCCTACTGCGCCCGGCGCGAGCAGTGCCCGCCGCTGGCCGATTCGCCGCACCAGGCGCTCGCTGTGATCGGTGCGCGCACCCTAAGTCCACAGGACTACGCCACAGCGCTGAGCCCGCAGGATCTCGGCGAGACGCTCACCCGTGTCGCACCGCTGGCCGCGATCGTGGACAGCTACGTTGGCGCCTTGAAAGCCCGCGCCATGCAGATCCTGGAGGCTGGCGGCGAGGTGCCCGGCTGGGCCGTGCGTACCCGCGGCGGTGCGCGCAGTTGGTCCGACGAGCCGGCCGCCGCGCAGGCGCTGCAAGAGGCCGGTGTGGATCTCGGTGAAGTCATGACTTTGGTGTCCCCGGCCCAGGTCGAGAAGCGGCTCGGGAAGGACACCGCCGCGCTCGTCGCCGGCTACATGGCCAAGAGCCAGAGCCGCCAACTGATCGCCGTCGCCACGGCCGAGGAGGCCGCGTGAGCCAGCAACCCCGCCCAGACTCCTGGACCCGCGCCGAGGACGACCTCCTGCGCGAGCTCTGGCCGTCGCGGCTGCGCCAGGAGGAGATCAGCGAGCGCATCGGCCGCTCGATCCACGCCTGCAAGCGTCGCGCTTACGTGTTGCAGATCACCGGCACCCGCCGCCGTGGCGCCCCGTATGGCACTGCCGCGCCGCTTCCCAAGGCCGACCGCAACGCCGCCAACGGCCGCAAGCCGTGGAGCGACGACGACGACCGCCGCCTGCTCCGCTTGCTGCGCTCCGGTATGACCATGCAGCAAGTCGCCCCGCTGATCGGCCGCAGCGAGCAATCCATCGACAACCGCGCGAAGTTCCACGGCATGGCGAGGAGGACGCTGCCGAACGGACAGCATCAGTGGTACGACCCGCTGATCACCGAGGTTCCCAAGCGCGCGATCCCACGCACCCCCACGGCCAGCGAGGCCGCGTGGAAGGACCGGCCCCCACCGCGCTACGGCGAGCAGGAGCTGGTGAAGCTCTGGCTTGCCGCGATGGCGCGAATCAGCAACCCAGACCGAAGGAGACCGACATGAACGCACAGACCAACCCAGCCGTTACCCGCTACATCGCCTCGCGCCAGAAGTCCGTCGGCGTCGCCTTCGTCCTGGCCCTGCTCTTCGGCCCCCTGGGGTCGATCTACGGCAGCCCGCTCGGCGGCACGGTGCTCACGCTCATCGTGATCGTCTCGGCCCTCGGCGGCCTCGGGATCCTGGCTGGCGTGCTCGGCTGGCTCTTCGCCCTCTTGCTCGGCCCCGCCGGGGCGGCCGACCACAACGCCCGCGTCCGTGCCGAGGCCGAGCTGATGGGCGGAGGGGCGCGGTGATTACCCCCGAGCAGGTGTGCGCGGCGATCCAATGGGGCTGGGGTGACGCGCACCGGCGGATCTCCCCCTACTACGCCGCGAGCTACTGGCACGACATCGCCGAGCGGCTTTACGGCATCCAACGTTTGGTCCACGCCCTCGACGTGGGCTCGCAGGAAGACTTCCGCGCCCAGGTCGCGCTGATCGGCGATCTGGATCTCCTGCAGGCCATCGCCGGCGAGCACGAAGAGACCGCGATCAACCGGCGCGAGACCCGGCGCGAGCACGAGGAGCCGCCGCTATGACCGCCGCCCTCCTGAGCGCGCTGGCCGCCGCCCTCGCGGGCTGCGCCTACTGGCTCGGCTGGCAGCGCGGACGACGCGCCAACTGGGAGGCCGGGGAACGAATCATCGCCCGCCTGCTCGACGAGCTGGAGCTGATGGAGTCCGCCGAGCGCGAGTGGCTGGCCCAGCACGCACTGACCGAGACCGACCGGGAAGACCTGCGGAGGATGCACTGATGCCCCTCGACGATCTCTTTCTCATGCTCGTCTGGCTGCTCGGGATTCTTGGGCCGCTGGCCCTGGGTGCGGCCTCGGCCGAATGGATTCAGCGGAGGAAGCGGCGATGAGCGAGTGTTTCTGCGCCTACGAACTGCCGGAGTTCTATCACGCAAGACGACCCATCGCGCGCAAGCCCTACCGCTGCGACGAATGCGGTCAGGTAATCGCGGCGGGCGACCGATACGAACATCTCTGGGCGAAGTGGGAAGACGTACCGACCACGTTTCGAACCTGCGTTGATTGCTTGGCCGTGCGCGATCTGTTCACAGTCCGGGACTGCTTTTGCTTGATGCATGGCGGGCTGTGGGAAGAGATCCAGCAGGATCTTGAATGGGGCACATGGAAGCCCGGTGAGAAGACCGGCGTGCTGCGACTGATCGCCACACATCCGATGAGGAAACGCCAATGACCTGGAAGATCGACGAGCGGATGCCGTGGGTGCTGGTGGTCGAGATGGCCGCGCACATCGGCGCCGCCATCATCGAGCGCAATGGCGAGATGTGGATCGCGATCCCGGAGGAGGAAAACGCGCTACAGCGCCTGATCGACGGCTTTCAGGCCCGCCGTGCGCAGCGCAAGCGCCTGGTGGACGATCTGAAATGAAAATCATGCTTGACCTCTCACCAGCCGGGATTGCTGACCGTACCGAACGATTCGGCGTCGATTTCTGGCAACTGCGAACCCCGCTGACCCGGTATGCGCTCGCTGGAGTGCCCTACGGTTTGGACAACGGTTGCTTTGGCGGCGAGCTCAAAAACGACTGGTATCGTTTGCTGGAAGAGGCTGAGACGAATCGGCCGGTGTTCGTCTGTCTGCCTGACATCGTCGGCAGCGCGCGGCGCACGATGGATCTGTTTACCCATTTCGAGCGACGGACAAACGGACTTCCGCGGGCTTTGGTATTACAGGATGGCATCGGAGATGTCGAGATCCCGTGGAGCAAGATTGAAGCGGTGTTCATCGGTGGATCGGACGCATTCAAGATTGCGCCCGAGGCCATCGCCGCCGCGCGCTGCGCAAAAATGCTCGACAAATGGGTGCACGTTGGGCGTGTGAACGAACCAAAGCGCGTCGCTAACTGGCATGGATTGGCCGACAGCATCGACGGCAGCGGCATCAGCCGATACGACCACATGCTGCGCGACGTTGTCGCAGCAATCGCCGGCGACCACCCGCAAACCGCTTTACCTATCGGCAAAGACTGGGACCGTAATTATTACCCTACCGCATGACCATCCACCCCAGTCGCCCGGGCCCGCCAGCGATCTCGGCGGATAGCGGCGATGACCAGCCGGCGGTGTCACAACACCGGCAGCCGGGGCGGGTGTCGACCCCGATTCTCCTGCACCCGTGACCCGGCATCCCATCCACTCCTAATGAGGAATAGACCATGTTGAAGACACTACCCCTTGCCATCGCCATTGCCGCTTCAGCGGCCACCGCCCCCGCGGCGGAATTCGTCAGCCCAGCCGTGCCTTACGGATCGGTATTCGCGGTCGTCGGCCCCAACCCAGAGGTGTGCTTCCTCGGCGGCTATGTGTACCCGGTAGACCGCAAGACCTGGCGCTGCTACCCGATGGGATCGAACACAGCAGCAAACCCGCGGTTCTGGGCGCTGCCGGATGCGTCCTATCTCGCCGGCTTCGCCACCCCGCTCGCCATCTTCGGCGCCGACCACGCCTGGGTGCAGGACGACGAGGGCACCTATGTGCCCATGAGCCGAGCCGATTGACCACATGACCCGCGCCCGGGCCACCCGGGCGCATCGGAGGATTGCACGATGATCGATCCCGACCTCATGACCGACATGGACCGCGAGTGCCCGAGCCTGATGTTTGCCACGCTCGCCGTGCTGGGTGGCGTCTTTGCCGCCGGCTTTGGTCTCGGCTGGCTGGTGGCCTGGCTATGAGCGAGCCGCCCGCCCTCTACCTGCAGCCCAACGAGGCTGAGCCGGCCCACCCGGCGGTGCGCGACTGGACCGAGCGCCTGACGCCCATCGTCGGCGATTGGGTGCCGGTCGAGCTGATCGCCCTGGTCGTGGACGAGCTGATCTACCTCATTGGGCGCGACTTGCGCCAGGGGCGCACCGTGGACCTGCAGCATGGGCGCCTGGTGTGCGACGGCGACGAGTGGGTGTGGATCGCCGCCGATGCTGACCCTCACCCCTAGCGAGCTCACCGCCCTTACCGGCCGCCAGCGCCCGAGCGCTCAGGCCCGCTGGCTGTCCGCGCGCGGCTGGCCCCACGAGCGCGACGCCGACGGGCGCCCCGTGGTGCTCCGGGCCGTCGCGGAGGCACGGCTCGCGGGTGTAAGCTCGCGGGACCGTGCGCCGCGGGTAAGGTTGCCGGCGTGAAATGAGGCAGTAACGTATGCGACCAGCTTCGCGTAAGTGGACGCCGTCGAAGTGCGATGAAGCCCTAGAACTTCGATTGCTCGGAAAATCATGGGCCGAAATCGGTGAGCACTTTGAAGTGCTCCCGGAGACGGCCAAGGAATGGGCAGACCGAGCCGCGCGGGACCTGCGCCGCGCAAACATCGTATGTCCTCACTTGTCGCGAGAGACGATGCGCGAATTCTGGGCTGGTGTTTGGGAACGATACGACGATTGATTCGCGCTAATGCCCCGCCCCCGCCAGCGCGATAAGCACCTCCCGCCCTGCGTCTACTTCCGCCACGGGGCGTACTACCTGGTCCGCCGCGGGGTCTGGACGCGCTTAGGCTCCGATCTGCCCTCAGCCCTTGCTGCCTACGCCCGCGGGGTCCAAGCCGGACCAGCGACCACGCTGCCGCAACTCCTCGACGCCACCGTCGCCGACGCCGCCCAGCGGGTGACACCCGGCACGCTCGCCGCCTACCGCCGCGCGGCCGAGGTGATCAAAGCCGCCTTGGTCGAGTTTGCGCCCGAGGAGGTCCGCCCGCGCCACGTCGCCCAGGTGCTCGACCACTATGCCGGGCACCCGAGCACCGCCAACCACATCAGGACCGTGCTCAAGCTCGCCTATGACCGCGCCGTGCGCTCGGGCCTGGTGGACGCCAACCCCGTCACACCGATCCGCCCGGCCCCGGCCGCCAAGCGCACGCGCTACCTCACCGACGACGAGTACCGCGCCATCTGGCAGGCGGCCGGCGCACCGCTGCGCGCGATCATGGATCTCGCCTACCTCACCGGACAGCGCATCGGCGACGTGCTCGCGCTGCGCGAGGATCAGGTGACGGCCGAGGGGATCGAGGTGGATCAGCGCAAGACCGGCAAGCGGTTGCTGATCGCCTGGTCGGCGGACCTGCGCGCCGCGGTGGAGTCCGCCCGCGCCCTGCACGGCGACCATCGGCGCCTGTGGCTGCTCGCCCAACGCAACGGCCGGCCGCGTAGCTACTACGGCGTGCGCGACCTCTGGGACCGCGCCTGCGAGCGAGCCGGCGTCACCGACGCCCGCCTGCATGATCTGCGCGCCAAGGCCCTCACCGACGCCAAGCGCCAGGGCCACGACGCCCAAGCGCTCGCCGGGCACGCCACCGAGGCGACGACGGTGCGGTATCTGCGCGGGCGCGAGCGCGATGTGGTCGAGGGCCCGGCGCTTCGCATCGTGGAAACGAAAGTTTGAATTTTGTCTTGCACTCTAACGGGTATGGTGTAAACTAATAATCAAGAGAGCATACCTACCTGCCCGCGAGGAGCAAGCCATGTCCATCCAGTCCAAATTCTTCGGGCACGAGAATGGCGGGGAGATGTTCTCCGGCACGTCCGACGTCGAGCTGCGCCGTTGGGTGCAGGCTGACGCCGCCCGTGGGCCGCAGACCGGCGCCGCCTTGGAGTCCCAGATGCTGCGCTGGCGCGCGGCCGGCGCCGCCGAGGAGCTAACGCTCCGTCGCAGGCGGAAGCAGATCAGCGTCTGCTACTGGTCTTAACCCAACCCCGCGCCAAGGACGGCGCCCACCAGGAGACGACGATGAAAATCACCCGCCACGAACTGACCTATGTGATGGAGCGTCTGCTACTGGTCTTAACCCAACCCCGCGCCAAGGACGGCGCCCACCAGGAGACGACGATGAAAATCACCCGCCACGAACTGACCTATGTGATGGAGCGCCTTGGCACCGAGGCGACCATCGAAGATGCGCTAAACGTCGCTGAGCTCGCTTCTGCGCTCGCCGCCGAACAGGGTGACCCAGACGCCGACGTTATCGACTGGCTCAGCAACCGGACCTATCCGTGGACGCGACTGTATGACGCCGCCGAAGGCGACGGCGAGGCGCTGGCTGAGGTCCGTGCAGAAGCCCACCTCCCGATCTTGTCGTAACCCACCCATCACCAAGGACGGCGCACAACCCAGGAGATGATGATGAACCCGAAAAAAAACCTGCGGAAAGAGCCCGATGGCACCTGGGGCGTCAACGTGTGGTTTGGCATGTACACGCCGACCAACCTGCGCAGGTACTACTACAGCACGCGCGCTGAAGCGGCGAAGGCCGACATCAGCGACGAGCCCGGCAAGCGTGGCTGCATGCGGTTTGGCCGCTATGAAGACTGAGCACCAGCGCGGCGGCCACCGCCCCAACGCCGGGCGCAAACCCCGCCCGGCCGCCGAACGCCGGGTGACGGTGACGCTCCGCCTTCCGCCTGAGCTGGCGCGCCACGTCGACGCCGCTGCCGAGCGCTGCGGGATGACCCGCACGGCGGTGATCGTCGCCTGGCTCGAGCAGGGCCAGCGCGGCGCCAGTTTCCCGTAGCGCGCCGCTGGTATTGGACAGTCCAAATCCTGCGGCGGCTAATCTGTTGACCGAGCAGCACTCGCCGCTACTGCAGCAGCAGCGGGGAAATCTGGCCTAAGCGGTTGATCCGCCAGCGCCTCCGGCTCGGCAGGGTATTGGACGCGCGCACGGTTACGCGCAGATAAGCCCTTGATCCCCCGCGCCGCGCGCGCGGGGTTTTGGACAGCCCTAGTCCTCGATTCCGAGGATCGCTTTGGCGCGCGCGGCGGTCAGCAACCCAGCCTGCACGGCGCCGGTGAGGCCCCACTCGATGTAATCATCGTCGAGCCGCCACAGCGGTTGCATCCGCACTAGGTCCAGCCAGTCCGCCACGATCGGCCTAGTGGCGGCGGCGGCGCGGATCGCCTGGCGCTCCTGCAGCGTGAGCCGGCGCATCAGCTCAGCCGGGGTGACCATGACTGAGCGGTCGAAGGGCGGCAGGCCCGGCGGGGTCCATGTGGTGCCGTCGTAGGTCCAGCCGGGGCCGACTTCGCCTGCCGTCACGTCTACGCCGCCCGGCACGCTGCCGAGATCGGCGAGGATGACATTGATGCAAACGCCCTCGGCGTTGAGCAGTGCGATGCGAGCCATTAGGACGCCCCTCCGATCCACTCCAGCAAAATGTAGCCACCCCCCCCGGCGCCTGTAGTTGTGCTCCCGCTGCCGAGTGCGACGCCCCCGCCTCCAGCCCCATATCCTCCCGCTGTTGGTGCGCTCGGACTTCCATCCCCACCCGCTCCAAAAGCACTGGAGCCACCGCCGCCGCAATCACGAGCCGCCGTGCCGCCGCCGTTCCCGCCTGGGAACATGCCGACTCTGCCGCCTGTCCCGTTGTATGTTGTCCCAGAGTTACCGCCTTGCAGGGTATAGGCGCTGTCTACGCCTGGACCATCGAGGGATAGGGCAGCCAAACCAGCCGACCCACCAAAGCCCCCGAGTGCCGTCAGTGCGCCGAAGGTGCTATTCCCTCCAACGTTGCCTGCGCCGACTGAGGAAACCCCCGCCCCTCCGGCTGCAACGCTGTAGCTGATTAAGTCTGCCGGCGTTACGGTGAGCGGATAACGCCAAATCGTCTCCGCCCCAGTTCCGCCACCCCCTACTCCGTCTGTCGTCGCGCTAACATACAGCCCGCCCGATCCGCCACCACCACACATCGAGACCCACACCAGCGACACTCCGGCCGGCACCGTCCAGGTGCCAGAGCCGGTGGTGATTACCTCGGATTGCGAGACCATGTCCATCGCGTCGAGCTTGGCCGCCAGCGCCGCATCCCAGCCGTCGCTGATCTGCGCGCAATCGCTGACCGCGCCGTCGAGGCGATCGAGCGCGGTGGCCCGGGCGGCGGTGAGCCGATCGAGCAGGGTTTTGAGTTTGCCGGGTACGCCGAGCAGCACAGGGATCATGGGTCAGCTCCAGGCGGCGGACGTGACGTTGCCCGACGCATCGTAGGTGATGTCAAAATAGCCGTTGGTCGAGCCGCCCTTGATGACGTCATAGTCGGTCCCGCTGTTGCTTGAATAGCTCGTGACCAGGCGCGTCGGCCAGCCGTCCGTGACGCCCGAGGTGCCCCAGGTGATCGTCACCTTGACCCGCTCGGTGCCTTTGCTGAATACCAGATAGGCCGGCTCGTCGGCGGCGCTCGCAGGCGGCGTGTTATTGCTGGCGTCATACGCAGCCATCGCCCAGCCGGCGAAATAGCCGGTCCCGGCGATCACCGCATCGCGCATCGCGAGCAGGTTGGCCAGCGTCTCGTCGAAGCAGGTGCCGGGGGAGTCGGTGCTCGGGTCCGGCGCGGTCGGGTCGAAATCGGTATAGGCCATGGGTCACACTCCTTGAAAGCGCCAGCTCACATCGCCGCTGAGCTGCGCGCCAGCGGTGCTGAACAGGTAGATGTCGAATGTGTTGGGTGAGCTCACCAGGTCGATATTGTCGTACACCGCGATCGCGCCCGCGGTGGGCGGCGAGGTAACGCCCTGCGGGGTCAGCACGATCGCCTTGGTAAAATCGTAGTCGGAGGACAGAGTCACGGTCGCCGCAGCGCTGGCAGATGTGGTGATGATGCCGGACTCCTCGCGCGCCACCACATCGAGGCGCACGGTGACCGTACCCGCCTGCAGCAGCGCGTTGCCGCTGGCCGCGGCGACGCGCACGCGGGCATAGCGCGCCGTCGCCTTGATTACGTCGGCGGTATAGGTATCCCAGCTTGATCCGTCTGAGCTCAGCTCATAGTTGATCGTGATGGCGTCCCAGCTGCCGAGCGCCGTGATCGCGCGGGCGTCGAACTGCCACTGGCCGGTGTAGATGCTGCCAAAGTCGGCAGCCGACGATTCCCACTCGCTCGCGCTGCCCACATCGTAGGCCGCGGCGATGTCCTTATAGGTGTCCGCCGCGTCGGGCCAGAGCGTATCGACGGCGATGCCGACCTCGGACCAGCGCCGCACGCGGCCGTCGCGGCGCGTCGAGGTGTAGATGTTGCTCGACTCGGCCAGGTCGTAGGCCAGGCTGTACTGATCGACGAAGAACGCCCGGGTGTCGAGCGTCACCACGAGATCCTTGACCGCGGCGTTGGTGCTGTACTGGCCCACGCTGTCGATCGCCTTGACGAAAAACCGCCAGGTCCCGGCCGGCACGTCGCGCGTCGTCACCCGTAGGCTGTCCACCCGGTCGAGCAGCGTGGCATCGGCCCAGGTGTCGGTTATCTCCCCCCAGCGCACCTCGTAGCGCCAGATATCGATGTCCACCGCAGGGTCCCAGCGCAAGCGGACCTCGCCGCCCGCCTCGATGCCGTAGACGGCCGGCACGTCGCCCGGGATCAGGCCCTTGCCCTGGGCCGTGATGTTGGTGGACGCCTCCGCCCCGGTGACCCCGATCGCGGCGACGATGGCCACTCGCGCCGAGTAGGCGACGCCCTCCTGCACCGGGCCGGTGACCGCCTGGGTGTCGGTGGTCAGCAGGCTCCACACCAGATCTGCACCAGCGTAGACGCGCACTTGCGACTGCGCGCTGTAGGGATAGGCGGCGACCGACCAGGCGAGGCGCAGACGCGAGGCGTAGAGCCCGGACTCAAGCTGGTAGACCTCCTCGCTCGCCACCAAGCCGGTCGGCGCCGGGACCTCGAACGGGCTCGGCAGCTCGGTATCGCCATAGGTTGGTGTCTCGGCAACCGCATCGCTATAGACCGCGGGGTCATACTCCTCCGTCGTCAGCGCCCAACGGCCCGGCTCGGCAGCGGTCACGCTCAGCACCCGTAGCAGCTTGGCCGAGAGCCCGATCGGATGGGTCAGGCTCACCACGTCGCCAGCCTGGAGCTCCAGCCCACCGTCGAACACCGTGAGATCCGCGCGCAGGTCCCGCAGCCAGAAGGCGTTGAGCCGCTCGACCGCGTGGCGGTACGCCTCCGCGTGGGAGTCGCAGCCAGGGAGCGCGATATTGCTCTCGCGCCAGGGCAGTAGCCCGCTGTCCACCTGGGAGTGGCGCGCCTCAGCGGTGCCGGTGCCGTAGGGGTCCTGATCGGTGCGGGTGTAGCCGACGCGCACCACAGTCGGGATCTGGCGACGGCCGGCGCGCGACAGGCGCAGAGTCCCGGCGAGCACGTCGGCGGCGGTCAGGTGCCACACCGAGGCGGCAGTGGTATCCGGCACCAGGCGCACGCCCCCGGATCCACGTACCACAAAGCAGTGCGCATACCCGCGCAGCCCCTCGACCAGCGTCGGCACGTCGAGCGGCTCGGCCAGTGCCAGGTTAAGCGTCCAGCGCGGTTGCCCCGCGACCGACTCGTCGCAGTAATCGGCCGCGTCCTCCACCGCCGCCCAGTCCACCGTCTCGCCGGCCATGGCGAGCGCATCAGCGAGGCACAGCGCCGCGTTGTCACTCCAGGCGCTGGTGTCCGTCCTCGGATCATAGACCTTGCGGCCTTTGACCACCGCGCGCAGGCGGTCGGCCGGGTTGCTCGCGGTGGGCGCGGCGCGGATCACGCTGTAGGCCAGGCTCACCGCGCGCCCGTGCACCGTGCCGCGCAGGGTGTCGGCGTAGCCGCTGATGGCCGCCGCGAGCCAGGGGTCGGCGGTCTGATCGACAGTGCCGGTGTAGCTCACCACATTGGTGGAGGACAGCGCCGCATCGCCCGCCGAGACCGAGACGATGCTGTCGATCTCGCCCAGGCCCCAGACTGAGAGCAGGTACAGGTAGCGCGTGCCGCTGGTCGCGGTGGCGACGGCGGCAATCTCGGCGGCGACCTGGACTTGCCCGTAGAGCAGGCGAGCCCGGCGCCCGGCGGCCAGGCGCAACGTGAGCGGCGAGACGGCGTTGGCCACCTGGTCGAGCGCCCGGCGTGAGGGTGTCCCGCGGCAGCTCCCGCCGCTCGGCCCCACGCAACTGCTGCGCGTGGGCAGCTTGGTGTACATGATCCCGCCGACCGAGATGCGCAGCGTCCCGTCGGGCAGGATCGCGGTGATCGTCCCGGTGCGCCCGCCGGAAATGGTGATCGACCCGCCGACGACGGGCGGGGCGTCGGCCGTCACCGGGACGGGGAAGGTGACCGAGGGCAGCGTCACGCCGCGGCCCCCTCCAGCGCGACCCGCATCCGCCACAGGCCGGTCGCGCGGATCGCGGCGGACAGCGGGTACGCCACATAGCGCACCGAGTAGGCGACCGAGTCCTCCGGGCTGGTGTAGCTGAACGCCGCAACGCCCTCGCTGGCGTAGTGCGCGAGCAGCGCCGTGCGCTCGGCGGTGGTGCAGATCAGTTCCAATTCAAAGCGGTGCCGGGCGGCGGTGTAGAGGCTGCGCACCCGCACCGCGCCGTCCTCGGCGTAATCCACCGCCTGGCCGCCCTCCACCGCGTGCGTCGAGCCCGTGGTGTGCTTGAACGTGGGGAAGGCCGCCATGCGCTACTCCTCGATCGTGATCGTGGCGCCGGCCCAGGCGATCGTAGTGCCGGGCGGCGGGATGTGCGTGCAGAGCGGCGGGCCGAGCACGACATCGGGCACGTGACTGGCCGCCTGCGCCGGGGTGGCCAGCACGAAGGTCACCCGCAGCGGCTCGATAGCCTCTACCGCGTCGATGACCAGGGTGCCGAGGGTCTCGGCGTACCCCGTGCCGGCCACGTCGTAGTAGGCCGAGACGGTGACTTCCACGTCGCGCAGCAGGTCGGTCAGCGCCAGCGCCGAGGCGGCGTTGTCGGTGTTGGGCAGTCCGAGGCGCACCTCCGACAGCAGCCCAGACTCGCCCACGCCGGAGAGCGTCGCCCCGCCGGTCCAGGTGCGACCGTCGTAGCTCAGCGTCCCGCGCGTCGAGTAGCGCAGCGGAATCGCGGCGTCGATCAGGATCAGCCAGCCGGGGGCGGTGCCGGCCTCGGCGATCGCGGCCTCCAGCGCGGCGTCGAGCGTGCGTGCCATGTCAGCCGAGCTCCGGGATGCTCACGTTGACCCGGCTCTCGACCACGATCCGGTCGGGGATGCTCGCGGCGGCGGCGGCCATGTTGTTGGTGGCCTGGACCAGTGCGTCGCCAACGCGTGCCAGCTCCGCGAGCTGGTCGGCCAGCAGGGTGCGGATCTCAGCGCTGTCCTCGCGCATGTCCGCTTCGAGCTCGTCCAGGCGCCTCTGCGAGGCGGCCTCGGTATCGGCCAGGAAGGTCAGGAAAAACGACTGATTTTCGCGTGCAAGCTCGTCATTGGTTTGCAGCAAGATCGCCCATCCGCGGGCGGTCTCCTCCTGCACAATCCCCCACAAGCGCGCGAGCTCTTCCGGTGAGGTGGCGAACGGGATTTGTGCCGCGGCCTCGTTGGCGCGGGCGGTGGACTCATCGTACTGCTGTTGTGGCGAGAAAAACGCCGTGCGGATGTCGTCATACGTTTGCTGGAAGCTGGCGGCGATCTCCTCGCTGAGCGCGCGGATCTGGTTGAGGTAGGCGATCTCAAGCTCGTAGCGCTCTTGCACCGCGGCGAGGATTGCCTGTTGCGCCTCGACGCTGCCGTCGAAGCCGGCCACCAGCTCGCGCACCCGGTCTCCGCTGACCCCCAGCGCCTCGTTGAGCGTGAGGATCTGCGTCGGCTCCAGCGGCGCATCCAGAAACCCCTTGATGCCGGTGATGTACTGGATCGCGCTGGCGATGCGCCGCGCGGCATCCTCCATATCCGTGCCGACCTCGCCCACCAGGCCGCGCAGAATGCGCGCCATCTCGTCACCGGTCTCGGCGCCGAAGTCCAGGATGCTGGTGAAGATGTGCTCGAAGGCGCGTCCGACATCCCAGCCGTCGAGCGCCAGGCCCACGCCCTTCATCTCGTCGGTGACGCGACCGACCGACGCAGCGATCTGCGCCGCCACGTCGGGACCGAGGAAGGTCCCGATCGCATCCGCCAGCGCGGCCATGCCCTCGAACACCTCGCGATACTCGGACGCCTCTACGCCGTGGCTCTTGCCGCCGGCGCCGAAGGAAATGCCCAACACGTCGCTGCGCGCGTAAACGTCATCCTCGAAGCCGCGGGTGCCGGGCGTGGCGATGACTTGCAGACGCGGGTCGGTCTTGTCGCCCAGGAGCTTGGGTAACGCCAGGGCGCCGATCAGCGGCAGCGCCAGCGGCGCGAGCATGGTCGCCCCGGCCATGAACCCAGCCATCGTGCCGCTGGTGAGCCCGGCGGTGCCGAAGCTCAGCATGTTGCCGATGGTGCCCAGGATTCCGGCCGGCATGCCGTTGAACAGCGGCGCAATCAGGGATGTCGGGCTGAGGAACGACAGTGCGCCACCCGCCCCACCGGCCCCGGTCGCGGCGCTCGCGGCACCGGCCGCCGCGGTCCCGCCGATCCCCAGCACAATGCGGATTGGGTTGGCCAGGCTCGCCGCGAGCAGATCGCCGAGGAGGTCGAAAAACAAGTTCTTGAGCGTTTCCGTCAGCTTCTTGAAGCTCTGCACCCCGTCCTTGAAGATGTTGCTGAAGGCGTCGCTGAGCGCGTCCGTCATGCCCTCGGCCGCGCGCTCGGTCACGGTGGCGAGGATGTCCACCTCGCGGCCGGTGTCTTGAGCCCCCTTCTGCGCCGCCTCCAGCGCCTCGACCTGGTCGTACAGCCCGAGCGCGTAATCGATTTGCGCCTGCGTGGCCCCTTTGGTCGCCAGCTCGTGGGCCAGGAAGGCGCGCTCGCCCAGCGTGAGCTTTTGCGCCTGCTCTTCGAGGCGGGTGATCGTGCGCTCAACCTCGCTGCGGAGCTTTTCCTCCGCACTCGCCGACGCCCTCGCCGCGCGTGCCCCGCCGCCGCGGCCCTTGGCGATGTCGCCCTCGATCTTGATGACCAGCTGGCCGGTCTCGGCGGATTGGCCGCGCTCGGCGCGCAGCGCGACCTCGGACTTGATCAGCCCTTGTTGCTGCTCGCGCAGATCGGCCAGCGTTTGCCGGGCTTGATCCAGCGCCGCCTGGCGCTCGCCGGAACTGGTCACCCATCCGAACAGGCCGCCGCCCTCTTCGAGCTTTTGAATCTCGCCCTGGACTTGGGCGATGTCATAAGACAGGTTCGACAGAGCGCGGTTGCTCAGCAGACCGGCTTGCTCGACTGACAGCGCACGCAGCACGCCATACAGGGCCGAGCCCTCGGCCGCGGCGATCACCATGGCATTGGTGAGATCGGCGAGCGCGCCTACCAGGGGGCCAGAGAGGTCCATAGCTAGCCCGGTCGCGGCGCCTTTCAGCCGGGTCAGGTTGTCGTTGAACTCCTCGGCGGCTTTCGCGGTTTCGGTCTCCATGACCAGGCCGAGGCGCTCGGCCTCTTGGGTGAGCTGATCGAGCCCATCGGCCCCGGCGTTGAGCAGCGGGATCAGCTCGGTGCCCGAGCGGCCGAAGAGCTCGTAGGCCGCGGCGGTCTTGGACGCGTTGTCCTCGGCGCGGGAGAACGCCTCGGCCACTTTGCCCAGCGCGGTGCGGGTGTCGTCACCCGCCGTGACGCCAAATTGGCGCAGCAGGTTTGCCGCCGCCGAGGCGCCGTCGCCAACGTCGACCAGCCGTTTGCTGAACTGCGCGAGCCCGGTCTGGAGCTGCTCGAAGCTCACGCCGGAGAGATCGGCCGCGTATTTCAGGGCCGACAGCGTCTCGACCGTGACGCCCACGCGCTGACTCGCCTTGGCCATGTCGTCGAGCGCGTTGACGATCCCGGAGAAGCCCTTGACGATCCCGGTGATCGACGCGCCCGCCAGCAGCGGGGCAAACATCCCGCCCAGCGCGCGGTTGACTTGCGCCCCGATGGTCTCAAGTCGCTTGAGCCCAGTCGAGACGCCACCGAGTACGGCGCCGACCTGGGCCCCGCCCTCGGCCCGCAGCAGGATCTTGGCAACGGTATCGGCCATCAATGCGCTCCCATCAGTTGCCCCAGTTGCTCACGCTCGCGCCGGTCGTGCAGCGCGATAAGTGTCGCACGCTCGCAGATTTGCACCCCGGCGAAGCGCTCCGGGTCCGCCGCCTCGCCGCGCAGGGCCAGCAGCCCGGCGAGGCCGGCATAGTCGAGCCCCGTCGGCCCGTGCATCCCGACCCGCCACTGCGTTTGCGCTGCCAGCCACCAGTCGATGATGGGCTCGGCCTCGGGCAGTAGATCCGGCTCGGGACAGTCGGCGCATTTTCCGCCCTCCGGCCGGGCGCTGCGGCACGCCCGGCAGTGGTCCGGCCCGGGTCCGTCGGTCCCGTTCGACCAGCGGACCCAGGCGGTTAGTTTTTTTCCAGCGCCCCTCTGGAGGCCGCATACAGCCCGCGCTCGATCGCGTCGCGCAGATAGGGCTGATCCAGCAGAGCGGCGAGGTTGTCCACCGTGAACGCCAGCGGCGCGCCGTCCTCGTCGCCGATGCCCTCCCAGCCGGTGATGCGCTCCGCGAGCCGCGCGTCGAGCTTGCCCAGCAGCGCCTCGGCGTCGCCCTCGGCCTCGCGGATCTCCCCGGCCAGGGCGCGCAGTTCCCCGCGCGTGAGCAGGCGGTAACGGATGCGGATCTCCACCGTCTGCGGCCCGCCGTCGGCCGGCACGTTGACCGTGACCGGCCACAGCACCTCGCGCTGTCGTGCGAACTTGAACATTCGGGTCGGACTCCGTTAGCTTGCCGCCGCGGTGTAGTAGGTCGGCGCGCCCTGGCCGTCGATCACCAAACGGGTGCGCACCAGGCCGCGCGCCTGGCCGGTGGGCAGCAGCATCCCCGAGACCGAGCCGCGGAACACCATGATCGGCAGCCCGCCGGCGAATGAGACCTTGATCGCGCGGGAAGTGTAGGCTTTGGTGTCGGCCAGCACTTGCGCGAGCGCGGTGTCCTCCGGGTCCCATACGCACTCCATCGATAGGCTGAGCGGCGAGGTCGAGACCGGCTGGCGCCGCTGCTGACTGTCCTGGATGTAGGCCCACTCCTCGTAGTTGGGCTCACCGCCCGAGACCTGGATATCGGTCGTCTTGTTGACCGTCGTGCCGAAGGTGATCTCGTAGGCGTTGCCGCTGGTGAAGGTCGAGTAGAGCGTAGTGTTCTCCCCCTCCAGTTGCACGGTGTAGGGTCCCGAGCCCGCCGGACCGTTGCTGCGGAAAACGCGCCCGTCGACCTGGCCCATGCCATCGGCCTGGACGTAGAAATAGTCGCCGTCAGCCAGCGCCGGGTCGGCGGCGAAGCTGGCCACCCCCGGGTTGGCCTTGGTGATAGACGTAATCGCCTTGGCGGCGCCGAGCGCCGACTCAAGCTCGATGGTGACATTTGACCAAAAATACGGAGCGGGCATGGCAAAACCCTCCTATGGGGTCAGGTAGTAACGATGGTCGCGGTGAGCGACCGTTGCGTGAGATAGACATCGCGCCACAAGAGCCGCGCGCTGTCGGGCGCCACCAGCTCACCGCGGACCAGGGTCAGCGGCAGGGACCAGTCGGTGTGCTGGTAGCCGAGCAGCGCGGCGCGCACCTCGGCGACCGCCTCGGCCAGTGGATCGCTGTCGGTGGCGGGTACCGCCGCCGCGGCGGCGATCAGGACCTCGACCTGGCAGTCGAGCAGGCACAGGAGCTCGGTACCGACTCCCTCGGTAGCGCTGACTGCCTCATCGCCGGGCAGCACCTGCACCGCTGGCAGGGTGTCGCGCTGGGCGGTCAGGACCACGGTCGGCGACTCGACGACATAGGTCGCCGGCAGCTCGCTTCGCAGGCGGTCGAGGATCGGCAGCAGGTTCATGCGATCGGCTCCAAGTAGAGAGTGCACACCCCGTGCCCGTCGCTCTCGGCATCGGTGACGGCCTGATACTCGGTCCCGGCCACCGTCACCCGATCGCCGCGGCGCAGATGGCCGATGGCCGTCTCGGTGCCTGTGGCGCGGCAGCCGACGGTGCTGACCTGATAGCCGCCCTCTGACTCGATCTGGTGCGCGCGCCACCATTGGATGTAGGCGCTGCTCGCGGTGCCGCGGATCGGCGCCAGGCTGGCGAGCACCACGCCGGGCATCCCAGCCGTGAAGAGCGCGTCCCAGGTGCCCATCAGTGGCCCTCCGCATCGATCGTAATCGGCAGGGTCTCGTGCAGGGTCTCGCCGGCGGAGGTCACGATCTGATTGACGACCTCAAAACTGTTGCCCTCCACGGCCGAGGTCACTGACAGGCGCACGCCTGTTACCAGCCCGCTGGCGTAGACCGCATCGGCCTGGAGCCCGGTCGGCACGGTGGCCACAAAATCGCCATTGGACAGCGCGCCCCAGCGCGAGGTGCTGATGGTGACGGACGCGCCAAGCTCGCTCGCGCGCCACTCCAGCCAATACCACTTGGAGCTTGCGGGGTGCAGCGGCGGGACCAGATGCGCGGGAATCATCGGGGTCGGTCTCAGGTGATGGTGAGGGTCGAGGCGGCGAAGTCGACCAGCAGCGACTCGCCGGCGTTGAGCGTGATGTCGCTCCCGTAATCGTAATAACCGAGCAGCGGATCGGCCGGGCTGGTCGGCGTGTCGTTGTAGACAATCACATACCGAAAGGGTCCGACACTCCCGCCGCTGGCGGTCAGCGTTTTGTCGCTCAGCGTCAGCGTGTACGTCCCCGACGTTTGCCCGGAGCTGGCGATAGTGATGGACGGGTCCGCCAGATTGGCGAGACTGACCGTGGTGAGGTTGGCCAGCACCGCGTGCGCGCTGACGCTCGGGGGGTTGGCCGCGGCGCACAGCGCGACGCGCAGACTATCGGTCTCAAGGTCGTGGACCTTGTGCGCCAAGTCCTCGACGAACTGGTGGAATTTGCTATAGGTGCTGGTCGGCATGGGTCAGGTCCTCAATGCAGGGTGCGGCGGGCGCGGAAGATGCGCCGCTCGGCGTTGCGGAAGATCAGGCCGGGGAATACGGACTCCGGGCCGGTGTAGAGCGTCAGCGTGCCGCTGGCGCCGGTGATGGCCACGCTCCCGGCCAGGGCGGACAGCAGGCGCGACGCGCTCAGCGTCGCCGCGGCGCCGACCAGGTTGACCGAGCCGCGCTCGGTCTCGAGGATGTAGACGGTACCGATCTCGGCGTCGCCGCCGGTGACGGTCAGCGCGGCCGCCTCGGCGGTGAGCAAAAGGGATTTGGTCAGCGTCACGCTGCCACCGGCGACGGCGAAATCCCCGGCGCTCACCACGAGGTCATCGGCGCCGGTGTAACTCAACTGCGCCTGGGCACCGCTGACGCTGTAGCTCCCAGACTCGGCGGTCAGCGTGGCATACAGCCGAGAGAGATCCGCCGGGGAGGCGCTCAGCACGAACGAGCTGCCAGTGGCGGTCAGTAGCAGCGCGCGGGTGAGCGTGACGCTGGCGCCGGTGACGCTCGCCGCGCCGGTCTGCGCCGTGAGGCTCGGGATCTGGCTGCGGGTCGGCGCGTAGACCGCCCCGCCGTAGATCGCGCCGGCGTAGATCACCAGGGCGCCTCCTGGGGGTCGGGCGCGACCGACCAACTCACGCAGGCGTCGGCGCTGTACTGCTGTGCGGCGGTATCCAGGCAGCGGGCGCAGATTTGGTACACCCCGCCCGTGACGACACTCAGGCTATGACTGTGCGCGGTCGATCCTGTGGTGCTGTAGGCGGTCAGCGAGCCCCAAGCAATGCCAGGACGATAGCCCCAGGCGCAGCTTGCCGCCTTATCCGTGTCCAGCTCTAGGGTCGCGGTACTGGTCGTCGCTGCCAACCGCGCCCCCGCGGCCGGAGTCAGACCTGACAGCGCGACCAGGGTCGCTGTGCTGCTGTTGGTCACGCCCTGGTTGCTGTAGCTCGCGAGATCGTTCCCCGTCGTGTCCTCGATCCCGTTGCCCGGCTGGGTGTAGGAGTTGACACACCCCGTCTCGGCGGCGAGCACCTGGCGCGAGATCGTGTAGGCCAAGGAGGCCGAGCCAGAGCCCGAGCTGTAGGTCAGCGTGGTCGCGCCGCCCGAGCAACTGGTGAGCGTCGGCGCGGTGCCGGTCGCGGTCACGGCCTCGCTCATGGCGAGGGTGAGCGTCTGCCCGGTCGTGCCAATGGTGCGGGTAGTCACGGTGGGCGCGGTGGTGTCGCCTGTGCCCGCCGCCACCTCGTAGACGTGGATCACCGGCCAGGCCGGGTTGGGATGCCCGTTGGGGTCGTTGCCGTTGGACTGGCACACATAGAGCCGCCGATTGGTCGAGTCGTAGGCAATCCCACACGGGTCGTTGCCGCCTGTGCGGTCCTCTACAGTCCCGGACGGCGTACCCCAATCGTCCATCAGGTCGTAAACTGCGTAACCATCAACCTCGTCATACCCGATCGTCCCAGCGTAGACATCCGCTAAATCATCGGGATCGATGAATACCAGCCGCCCTTTATAGGGTCCGGCGTGGAATCCGTAACTGGAGCTGGCGGGACCGGCCTGCGAACAGGTGGTATAAGCCTCGCCATAGCACCAGGGAGGGGTGCGGCCCTGCGCATCAATGCAGAACCCGCCGTTATACCCGGAATTGCCGCTGGAATTGACGCACGGACTCGGATCATTGTCGAAGGTGCCGTGTCGCTTGACCAGAACCAGCGCCCGCTTGTCGCCCGACGCGATCCACTCCCCGTCTTTGACCCGATCCATGATCGAGTAGTAATCCCAATCAGGATCACCACCCATCCGCCATTTTTGCCAGCCGGTACCTGAGAGATAAACGGCAACGCCTGTATCGAAACTCATGAGCGGAGTAGCCGCCAAGGCGGTGCCCGCTGCCGGCGGGCTCGAAGTACTGATCGGCGCCACCGCAGTGAGTACGGGTCCCGCCGATCCGCCAGCGCCAGCGGACTCCCGCGAGCGGCCCACGAGGATGCTGCGACCGCCGAGGTTTGTCGTCGCCCAGTCGTGCGGGACCGGAATCACATACTCACCGTGTTTCGGCCCAATGCTCCACGCGCCATTATCGCTCGTGGTCGGTCCCACGTGCCAAATGCCCTGAGCGGCCGGCGACGAGAAATTGAGATTAGCGAAACCGAGTGAGTTGTAATCCGTCACATCGGTATTGTAGTACTCATAGGAGCCGAAATAGAGCTTTTCCGTCGCCTGATTGCCGCGTGCGCTGACCAGCTTGACGCCTCCAGTTGAGTCATTTTGCAGCAAGGCGCTTAGGCTCCCGGCCGTAATATCTGTCGTTGATTGCAGCACCGTTGCCGTCT